GGATGGCACTGGTAATACAGAAGTTGGTTTTGGTGATGCATTGTTATTTACGGGCAATGTAACGTCTACAAAAGCAGAACGTGCCCGTATCGACTCCAGCGGTAACTTGCTGGTGGGGACTACGAGTCAACCAATAAGTGGGTTTACAGCAAAACTTTGTATTACCACTGTTAGCGCACAGCATGGTACATCCATATTTGTTACTGGAAATCAAAACATTGCCCACCTGTCGCAAGGCAATGCTACCAACGACTATTACTTTGGATTCTTCCAAAACAACGCCAATACAAACGTAGGCAATATTCGAGTCACCGCTAGCTCAACCGCATACAACACATCATCTGACTACAGGTTGAAGGATGATATTGCACCAATGAACAATGCGCTTTCCAAGGTCGCTGCGCTTAAGCCTGTTACCTACAAATGGAAATCCACTGGCGAATTTTCTCAGGGGTTCATTGCTCACGAACTTCAAACTGTTGTGCCTGAATGCGTAAGCGGTGAAAAAGATGCAGTGGATGCTGAAGGCAAGCCACAGTACCAAGGTATCGACACCAGCTTCTTGGTTGCTACATTGACTGCCGCCATCCAAGAACAGCAAGCCCTCATCACCCAACTGCAAGCCGATGTAGCGTCGCTTAAAGGAGCATCAGCATGAGTTTAATTCTTTCTGGAACAGACGGCCTATCCGATGTTGATGGTACTGCCGCAACCCCTGCTATCAGGGGAACAGATGCAAACACAGGTATTTTCTTTCCTGCTGCTGACACCATTGCTTTTTCTGAAGGCGGTGTGGAGGCCGCAAGGATTAACAGTAGTGGTCAATTAGACCTTGTTAATAATCCTATTTTAACTGGCGGCACAGCCAACGGAGTCGCCTTCCTCAACGGCTCCAAAGTCCTGACCTCTGGTAGTGCGCTGACGTTTGATGGGACTACGCTTGCAACAACAGGTAAGTTTGGAATTACTGGTAACGGCTCAGTACCAACGTCATCTGCTTTAGAAATTGGCACAAATGGCGCTGGTAGTCGTTTGCTTTATAACGTGCCTACAAGTGGTGAACATAACTTTACTGTAAACGGCTCTGTAATTTCTTTTCAAACCGCAAGCGTACACGGTTGGAATATATCTGGCTCCGAACAAATGCGCCTAACCAGCACAGGTCTGGGGATTGGTACGAGTGCACCCACAGACAGGCTTGACATTAGGTTTGCAACTGGAACAGGAAATATAAAAGCTGGTGTAGTTGGTGGAAATAATGTAAAGCTTTACAACACTACTGGAGATATATCTTTACTTTCATCAGACGCATCATCGGATGTTTTTTTAGATAGTCAGCGTAGCATTATATTGAAAACAGCAACTACAGAACGAGCCCGTATCACCTCCAGCGGGAATTTGGGTATTGGTACTACAAGTCCTATCAACAATGCTGGATATGGTGGTTTTTCCCTAAATGGTACTAGCGGCGCTCTGTTTAGCATGATGACCAATGGAACGGAGACAACACGCATTGTTGGTATTGGTAATGAAACCTCTATTCAATGTGCAGCATCAACTGGTTTTATTAGTTTTGTTCAGGGCGTAAGCGGTGGCACAGAACGAGCCCGTATCGACGCTAGCGGTAACTTGCTGGTGGGGACTACGAGTGGAACTGAAAAGTTCTGCGTTACTTCATCAGCAAATGCTTCAACAGCTTTTTTCCTAAATAACAATGGAACAGCGGCTAATCAATATGGAATTGTTGTCAAACTGAATAATGACCCTAATAACACCAACCATATGGTTCAATGTTTGGGTGGAGCTACTGAAAGGGCAACGATTCGTGCAAATGGCGGTTTGGCAAATTATTCAGCCAACAACGTAAATTTGTCTGATGAGCGTACAAAGACTGACATTACCATTGCTGGCAATTACCTTGCAAAGATTTGCGCTATCCCTGTTCGTACTTTTAAGTACAAAGACCAGACTGACGACCTATTGAACTTGGGTGTTATTGCTCAAGAAGTTGAAGCTATTGCACCTGAGTTGGTTGATACAACAGGATTTGGCGAAACGCCAGAAGATGGAATCCCATTAAAAGCTATCTACCAAACTGACTTGCAATATGCCTTGATGAAGTGCATCCAAGAACAGCAAGCCCTCATCACCCAACTCACCGCTCGTCTTGATGCGGCTAATCTTTAAAAGGAAAAACCATGACCACAACTTACACAATCAATCAACTTGACCGCAACACCTCTGACGGATTTGTAACAACAGTCCATTACAACGTCACAAAAGTAGATGGTGAATTCTCTGCATCCACATACGGCACTGTCAGCTTTGAAGCTGGTACACCAACAACCCCCTACGCATCTTTGACCAAGGCTCAAGTAATTGAGTGGGTAAAGGACAAGCTGGGCGAGGAAGTGGTTGAGGCTGCACTGGCTGCACAGATTGTCGCAAAGAAGAACCCAACAACTGCAACAGGGACACCTTGGTAATGGACAACATCAAACTCTCAACCAACTTGGTAAATGCCATCCTGCAATACCTCGGAACACGCCCATACACCGAAGTCTTTCAGGTCATAGAGGCTATCCAAAAGGAAGCCAAAGCCGCTTCTGAGCCGCCAGCGGAGTAATCATTGATCCTCTCAGCATTCTCTTTGCCGCCAATGCCTGTGTCGCTGCTATCAAGCAGGGGTGCAAGCTGTACAAAGACGCTAAAACGTCTTTCATGGAGATTAAAAAGACTGTTGATGAAGTTGCTTCAGATGTCAAAGCAGTCAGAGGATTTTGGGCAAAGCTCTTTGGAAACGTTACCACCCCCTCGCCCAAGCCTGTGGCGAAAAAGAAGGAAGCCTACGTTGCCGTTGACGAAACCCAAGTCATGGCAGACATCGTTGTTCAGCTTTCCCAGTTTTTCAAGTTGCAAGAACAGCTTGCCGACCACATAAGGGAAGAGGAAGAAAAGAGCAAAACAGTCTACGACCCCGACGCTAACCTGATGGAAGCCGCCCTGAAACGGGTCATGGCCCAAGACCAAATGGCGCTGTTGGAGGTGGAGATAAGAGAGGCAATGGTGTACGGAGCTCCCAAAGAGATGGGGGCTTTGTACTCAAAAGTTTTTGATATGCGGGATGTCATCAAAATAGAGCAGGACAAAGCAAGGAAGAAACGGGATGATGAATCATGGCAACGCAAGGAAGAGGAGCGGCTTCTAAGAGAAAGGCAGGCGTACCTACTAGCGACTATTCTTTTCCTCCTGTATATGTGGCTCCTCCTAGCCCTCTTAAACAGGACTGGGAGTTAGTTGTGGGATGGATTGCCGCTTGTTTGCTTGTAGTTGTGTTGTTGCCGTTGATTGGAATGCTGTACATAGATGTGCTTCAAATGAAGCATGAAGCCAAACAGCAAATTGAAAAGATGGAAAAATTACGCAGAGAAGTTGAAAAGGAAAAACGAAATGATTCCAATAGTCGCATCCCTCCTCGGTAGTCTTGCCCAAAACGGGCTGACACTGCTGTCGTCTGCTATCCAAGCCAAAGGCAAAGAGGTGGTTGAAAAGACTTTGGGCGTAAAGATACCTGATGACCCCACACCGGAAGATGTCAGTAATCTGCGCCAGCTTCAGTTTGAACATGAAGAACGCTTGCTTGAGTTAGGTATTGAAAAAGCCAAGATGGAGTTGGCTGAACTGGAACTGTTTGCCAAAGCCGCACAGAACGAGGACGACAACGTCACAGATCGTTGGCAGTCAGATATGAACAGTGATTCTTGGTTGTCCAAGAACATCCGCCCCATGAGCTTGATAGCCATCTTTTCAGGTTACTTCCTGTTTGCCATGATGTCTGCCTTTGGCTATAACGCCAATGAGTCTTATGTGTCCTTGCTTGGGCAGTGGGGGATGCTGATTATGGGCGCGTATTTTGGTGGCAGAACCATTGAGAAATTAGCCGAAATGAAAGGCAGAAAATGAGTTTAAGCACTGAACAAGCTGCGTTTTTGCTGGACATGTGTAAGCTAATCCAGTACGCTACAGACCAAGGATTCGTGGTGACCGGCGGGGAACTTGCCCGCACCCCCGAACAGCAAGCCATTTATTTTAAGACGGGGCGTTCCAAGACTATGAATTCCATCCATCTAAAGCGCTGCGCCATAGACTTAAACTTCTTCAAGGACGGAAAAATCATTTGGGATAAAGGCATCCTTGCGCCGTTGGGTGCTTACTGGGAAACGCTGCACCCAAAGAACCGATGGGGCGGCAACTTCAAGTCACTGGTGGACTGCCCTCATTTTGAACGTAATGTGGGTTAAATATGCCACTGCAAAAAATAATCTTTAAACCCGGTGTAAATCGAGAAAACACTCGATATACAACTGAAGGGGGGTGGTACGAAGCGGATAAAGTGCGCTTTCGCCAAGGCACGCCTGAAAAGATTGGTGGCTGGGTGCGTATTTCTTCAGCAATATTTTTGGGTATTTGTAGGTCAATAAAAAATTGGACCACACTAGGTTTTCAAAATCTTTTAGGTATTGGAACACATCTAAAGTTTTATATATCTAACGGGGGTGGGTATTACGACATTACGCCTACAACCCCCGTTCACACACTTACCAATCCTTTTGCAACGGTCAGCGGCTCTACCACCGTTACCGTTACAGATGCTACCGCAGGGTACTCTAATGGAGATTTTGTAACTTTTACAGGAGCAACGGCGGTTGGGGGATTGACCATTTCTGGAGAATTTCAACTATCGTTCACTACTGGCACAACTTACACAATCACGGCAGCTTCTGCTGCCTCATCTACTGCCTCAGGGGGCGGAACCGTTTACGCGGTATATCAGGTTAACGTAGGTCCTCAGACTGCTGTTGTGTTAGTGGGCTGGGGTGCGGGTGCTTGGGGTGCGGGTGCTTGGGGGGCAGGAGCAACTTCCTTGGAAGCATTGCGAATTTGGAATCAGGCTAACTTTGGTGAGGATTTAATTTACGGCCCACGGGGCTCTGCTCTTTACTATTGGGACGCTACGATTGGATACTCAGCCTCAACTATTACGCTAACAATTGCTATTCCTTGCGTGGTTACAACCACGTTAAATCTCCCGGATTTAACAGCAATTGTTTTGGAAACCTCTGGTGCGTTGCCCACAGGGCTTTCAGTGGGCGTGACGTATTACACCCGGTTTTTATCAGCAACCACTTTTAATTTATCAACAACTCCCACAGGAGCGCTGATCAATACTACTGGCAGTCAATCTGGGGTTCATAAAATATCCCAGAGGGGTGTCTTACTGTCTGCTTTAAATGGAGCCAGTGATGTTCCACTGAGCCAAAATTATTTTCTTATATCAGATGCAAGTCGCTTTGTGCTTTGCTTTGGAACTAACGAAATTGGTTCTTCAACTGTTAGCCCTATGTTGGTACGGTGGTCCGATCAGGAGAACCCGGTTGACTGGACTCCTTCTGCTACCAATCAAGCAGGCAGCCTCACCTTGTCTCGCGGCTCAGAGATCATCACAGCTATACAGACTAGGCAAGAAATTCTAATTTACACCAATATTTCTTTATATTCTTTCCAGTACCTTGGACCGCCATTTGTTTGGGGTTCACAAATATTGTCGGACAACATTTCGATCATTAGCCCTAATGCTGTTGCAATTGCCTCCGGTATTGTTTTCTGGATGGGTATAGATAAGTTCTATATGTACGATGGCAGTGTAAAAACAATGCGCTGTGATCTCAGGCAATTTATTTTCAGTGACTTAAGCATAGCGCAATCTGATCAAATATTTGCTGTTACTAACGAAGGATTTAACGAGGTGTGGTGGTTTTATTGCTCCGCCAATTCAATGACTATTGATCAGTATGTGGTCTACAACTACCTAGAGGACATTTGGTATTACGGCACCATGGCCCGGACAGCGGGCCTTGATTCTGGGATAGGACAATTCCCAATCGCTGCAACGTACAGTAACAACATTGTTGAGCACGAAAACGGTCTGAATGATCAAGAAACCGCTACGGCTACGGCCATCAATGCATACATCACGTCCTCTCAGTTTGACATTGGGGATGGCCATAATTTTGCATTTGTTTATCGCATGTTGCCGGACCTGACCTTCCGTGGTTCAACCTCTAACAGTCCTGTGGCAACGATGTACTTGTTTGGGTTAAAAAACTCAGGTTCCGGTTTGAACAATCCTGCTTCTGTTGGAGGAAGCAATAATGCGAACATCACAGGCACTGCGATGATTCCAGTAGAGGAGTTCACGGGTCAGGTGTTTACTCGTATTCGTGCTCGTCAGATGGCAGTGAAAATTGAATCAGATCAATTAGACATGACATGGCAACTTGGGTCACCACGAATTGACATTCGTCCGGATGGCAGGAGATAGAAATGCTTGTTACAACAGAATTTGAGTTGAACAGGGTAACTGCACCAAATTTACCGCGTGCGCCTGTTGAATACAACGCACAGTATCAAGAGCAATTTAGTAACGTCATGCGGTTGTATTTCAACCGCTTAGACAACTTGGTTGGGCAGCTTGGGTCCGGTAGCGATCTTATTCCTGCTCTTACTGTGTATACGGTGGCCACGTTACCGAGTGCTGTGACATCAGGGATGAGCGCAAGGTCTTTTGTATCTGATGCTACTGCAACCACATTTGCCTCTACTGTTGCGGGCGGGGGAGCCAACAAGGTGCCTGTTTACTCTGACGGGACTAATTGGAAAATTGGCTAGAAATGAATAAGATGATACGATTAGAAAACCCTTATGGCACAAGGAAATAACATGGCAACAGCAGCAGATTCTCAAGGCATCATGGCCCTTCCAATGGAAGGCGCATCTACCAATAGCGGCGCACAGTCTCAACCTCAATTAGGGCTGGACGATTCGTATGATGCGATCCAAGAAGGCCTGCAAAACGCCAGTCCAGAGGCATATACAGCGGTCAATGCTGAATTGGCCAAGCTTGCTCCACAGTTAGATCAGTTGCCTGATGAGGTGCTGGATCAGTTGTTGCAAATCGTTCAGTACATGCACGACAGGCCTGAAGAGTACGCACAGCTATTGAAAAACTTGGTCGATGAGGGAATTGTTGAAGAAGGGGATTTTCCTGAAGAGTACGACCCTGAGTTTTTGGCTACTTTCGGCATGGTCCTCATGCAGGCCCGAAAAACTCGGCAAGCAGCACAACAAGGCGCTATGCCTGTTCAACAGGCTCCAGTTCCCCCAGTAGGTATGGCGCGGGGCGGGATCGCTGAAGCTGCACGGATGGTCGCCAATAGGGGCAGAAACGGAGACACTCTTTTAGCTCATATTACGCCAGAGGAAGCACAGCTACTGCGCAGTAGAGGAGGTGCGGGGACCATTAATCCTCAAACAGGTTTACCTGAGTTTTTTAATCCACTTAAGATAATTAAAGACACAGGAAAAGCAGCTGTTGGAGTTGTTACCGGAGCCGTTAAGGGTGTAGTTGGCGCTGTTAAAACAGTTCTTAAAAGCCCCATTGGCAAGGTTTTGGCAACGGCTGCCATTGCCTACTTTGCAGCACCCCTTCTTACGACGATGGCCCCCACATTATTGACTAGTGGCTCGGCAGCACTGGCCGGGGCTTCTATGGCGGCAGCCTCTGGTGCAGTGACTGCACTAAGCGGAGGCGGCATCAAGGATATATTGAAGAGCGCCGCTGTTGGCGGTGCAACGGCCTTCTTTGGCGCTCCCGGCGGGGTTGTTTCCAACTTTGTGGGAGGTGCTGTAACCAACGCCGCTGCCAATGCAGCCATATCTTCTGGCATTGTTGGTACGGGCATGGGCCTGTTGTCCGGTCAGAAACTGCAAGATGCTGTGAAGAGCGGCTTGACAGCCGGTGCTGTTTCTGGTCTGACCACTGGATTTAGCAAGGGATTTACTCGTCAGATTGAGGCCCCTAAGGTTGGAACGAGTCCTATTGATGCGCAAACGGCTAACGCGGGGGAAGTTAAAGGCCCTACTGTTGCAAGCGAGCTACGTAACCAATCTGATGTTAATTCTTCTTACACTGGTAAACCAAGTGCCGGTCCTGCCTATGACACTGGATTTGGTCCGGGCACCAATGCGTTTGAAAACTCTTCTTACACGGGTCGTACCAGCAATGTAGGTCCAACCGACATTGGATTTACTCCACCGACAGCATTTACGGGTCCCGCTGCGCCTGCCCCTGCTTCTCCCCCTTCTCCTGCCTATGACCCTCGTTCTTTTACGGGTTCGTTAAAAGACATTGGAGGCGGCATATCAGACATTGCTCAAGGCAACTTCTCAACAGGCTTTGATCAGTTGGGCACGGGCGCTAAAAACCTGTTCTTGCCGTCCGCTCCTTCCCCCTCTGAGGTGATGGGCTCTCAAGAGTACAGCGACCTAATTGCAAAGGGCATCAGCCCCGACAAAGCCTTGGACATGGTCACTAAGTCAATGTCCCCCGGCATATTCCGCACTTTTGCCCCCGGCGTAGCAGCGGGCCTTGGCGTAATGGGATTGGCAGGGGGCTATGAACAAAAACAACCAGAACCTACCGCTTTACAAAGAGACATAGAGGATCGGTTAGCAAGGGACAAAGCAGAAGTAGAAGCTAATCCCGGAGCCTATACCCCAAAAGGAATGGAGCGGTTTGGCATCATTTACAATGAAAAAGGTGAAATTGCAGGGTCTAGACCCTTTAATCCGCAACCAGCGGGTCCGGTCAATGTTGCAGCTAAGGACTACTTGGCAGATTACTCTCCCACACCCCCCACATATAACGCACCTGCCAATGCAGTGAGCACGGGTGCTTCCATCTATCAGCCTTACAATACAGCAAGTATGTACACCAACCTAATGCCTCCGCAATATCGGGCAGACGGTGGTATTGCTTCTTTGGCCAGAGGAGGGTATCCTCGGCGCACGGGTCAAATATCCGGTCCGGGGACCGAGACCTCCGATTCTATCCCTGCAATGCTGTCTGATGGCGAATTTGTCATGACAGCCAGAGCTGTTCGCGGTGCTGGCAAAGGCAATCGTTTAGCTGGCGCAAAGAAAATGTACGCTTTGATGCATCAACTTGAACGTAACGCTGCACGGGGATAATAAATGGCAAACGAAACCACCACGCAAATAGTCCGCGAAGCGGAGCCAATTGAGAAGTTAAAGCTTGAGCTGATGAAGGCTGCGGCAGCGCAGCAAGCACCGGTGTTGCCCGACTATCAAGTAGCAGGCTTACAAAAATCTCAATTAGACGCAATTGCCGCAGGTCAAAAAGGTATTGGCGCGTACACGCCCTTTATGCAGGCAGGCCAAGCAGCGTTAAATGCGGGCACTGCTACTACGGGGGAGGCGGCGGACATATTGCGTGGTTCAGATACCCGTGGACAATTTGCTGCGGCTCAACAGGCATTAAACCAAGCAGCCATACCTGCCTCTCAAATAGGGCAACTAGCCAATGTAGCGGGAGCAGGGCTTGGGTATTTATCTTCGGGTGCTTCGGACATTAACCGTGCGCAGCAGATGGCTGAATTGTCCGCTCAGGCCAATTTGCAGCCGTCACAGCAAATGATGATGAGTGCTGCGCAGCAGGCGCAGCAAGCCGCTTATCAACCGGGGTTTGGGCAAGCTTCTCAAGCCTTGGGAGCGGCGCAACAACAAGCCATGGGCGCAGGTCCTTCTGATTTTTCTCAATCTAATGCATTGTTGGGTCGAGGTTTGTCTCAAAGTGATTTGGCCTCACGGCAAGCCCAAATGGCTGCGTATCAGCCCGGGTTTGGGCAGGGGCAGGGCGCTGTGCAATCGGGCATTGGCGCACTGCAAGGGGCGGCACAACGATATGATCCGTCCTCTGCTCAAGCGTACATGAATCCGTATCAGCAGCAGGTTATCGATGAGTCGATGCGACAAATTGATAGACAAGGTGCGATTCAACAGGCTAATTTACAGGGTCAGGCTACCCGTGCTGGCGCTTTTGGTGGCTCTAGAGAGGGCGTACAACGCGCAGAACTTGGCCGTAATTTAGCTGAAACTAAAAACGCTGCCATCATTGGTGCGTTGCAGCAAGGTTATGGAACTGCTCAGCAGCAAGCACAGCAAGCCTTTGAGCAGCAACAGCAACGACAATTGGCCCAAGGCCAAGGCTTGGCCCAAACGGGTGCCACAGCCGGAAGCCTTGCTTCACAGCAAGGCCAATTAGGTCTGCAAGCGGCTCAACAACAATTTCAATCCGCTGGCTACGATGCCAACACCGCCATGCAAATGGCTCAATTGCAACAGACTCAGCAACAACAAGGACTGGCCCAATCGCAAGCCATGCAGGGCATTGGCTCTCTGTACGGACAGCAGGCAGCGCAACAAGCAGGTTTGCAACAAGCTGGCGCACAGTATGCTGGTAGTGTTGGTCAAAACCTCGGTGCGCAGCAACTGCAACAGGCGGGCCTTGGTCAAAGTGCCGCGAGCCTATATGGTCAATTAGGGGGCCAAAAAGCCGGATTAGCTGGTCAAATGGCGGGGATCGCGGGCCAACAGGCTGGAATTTTGGGACAACAATCCCAGCTTCAGCAGCAACTTGGTCAGGGTATTGGCAGTTTGGCGGGGCAACAGTTTGGTATTGGCTCACAGATGTCGCAGGGTATTGGTGCTTTGGGCGGTCAAATGGGCCAGATGGGCATGCAACAAGCTGCACTTGGTCAAAGCGCTCAGCAGCTTGGCCAAGGCGATGTCAACTTCTTGTACAACTTGGGTGCTCAGCAACAAAGACAACAACAGGCGGAGCTGGATGCAACAAGGGCAAGCAAGATGCAAACCGCAATGCAGCCGTATCAACAGCTCGCATTCCAGTCGGATATTTACAGAGGCGCACCGTCTACACAAATGTCGATGGCGACGCAGAGTACGCCTTCGCCCAGTCCCTTCCAACAGATCGCGGGCCTCGGAACAGGATTGGTTGCAGCCGGTGCAGCCGCAAACAAGATTTTTTAAGGAAACATGATGAAAGATTCAGCAGTTCTCAAACGGTCAATGTTTTCCGAAAAATTGCCTAAGTCTGTGCGCAATAGCGGAATCATGGCCGGATTTGAAGATGATGACATGTTGGAAGGCCCGGAAAAAGAAAATGAGATGCCTGTGATGGCGCGTACGCCACAGAATCCTGAAATCTTGATGAACAATTTGCGGGGCGATATGCGTTCCGTTGACGCACGTTACCAAGAGCTGGCCCAGATGGTAGGCGATGAGGCTGCTCAGGAGACTCCTCCTGAGGTCTTGGCCATGCTTCAAATGCAGTTTGGGCAGCAGCAGGGAGGTATTGGCACGTTGCCGCAAGGCGCGGGCATGATGCCCCCTCCCATGGGAGCACCCGGCGGGGCACCTGCAATGCCTCCTCCACAAGGTGAAATGCCTCCCCAAGGCATGCCCGCCATGCCCCCACAAGGCGCTATGCCCCCTCAAGGAGCTATGCCCCCCGGCATGGAGAGTGCACCCCCTTTTCCGCAGGGCGGAGCTGAACAAGCTCCGCAGCAATTTAACAAAGGTGGCGTTGCAAGACGACGAGGCGACGATGCTCAACTATTAGAGGGCGGTGGCGGTGGCGGTGGATTTAGTTCTCCTACACTCAGTGCCCCCGTGCGGCCTCCCGCTTTTGAGATCACACCAACGGGTCAAGCTGCTTTAGCTAAGCCCCCAAGCATGTCCAGTATGTCTTCAGCGGACCTAAACAAGAGTCTTGGTAGCCAATTTATGGCCCCACAGCCTACAGTTTCTCGTATGACGGCAGGAACTCCTCCTATGAACCTGAGCGTTCAAGGTAGGGATACATTAATCAGAGACCCTGCAACGGGGATGATTAGTCCCGGAACGGGAACAAGATTTGCCCCATACACAACCATGGGCCCATTTAGTTCGCCCACTCTTACCCAAGGTTTTACCCAAGGGTTAAACAGGTTGGCTGCGGAGTATCCCCGTGTTGCAGCTTTGCTGCCTCCATCTATTTTGGCTGCCGTTGGTATTGTTGGCCCTACTTTGACCGAGGAGCAGCGTTCTACTCCTCTGACAGTAGACGAACAAGCTAAATACGATGAAACCATGCGTCAAATTGATGCTGTTAATCGACCCGATCGTTTAAGGGGCATGGAGAATGTGAAAAAAGGTCAGTTGGGAGAAAAGATTCCCACTGTCTTTGCCCCTGATTCTCCTGTAAAAAAAGAAGAAGATCCGCTGGGCATGTTTATCAATGAAAAGCTCAAAGCTCAGCAAGAGCGCGAGGCCGCAACACCGGACAAAACTACCGATGACTTTATCAAGGAAGTCGCAGCCAAGCCCAAGGCATTGACACGCATTGAGCGCATTAGACAGGGCCGTAGTGAGTATGAGCCTTTGTACAAAGAGTTGTTGGGCGACACATCTGAAGACGCAAAAACCAATGCATTGCTGTTGTTGGCCGATGCAGGTTTTAAACTTGCCTCTACGTACAAACCAACTTTTGCCATGGCTCTTGCTGAATCAGCCAAGGACCTTCCACGTGGCCTTGCATCAATTGTTGCACAAGATAAAGACCGCGACATCAAGGTTAAAACCGCAGCGCTCAGTCAGGCTATCTCCGACGTAACTGCTGAGGACGCAGCACGAACAGCAAGGGAAAACAAACTTCTTGATATAGACTCAAGGATTCTAGTGGCGCAAGCAAAGGGGTTTGCGGACCGACACAAAGGCAGTCAAGTCCTCAACAAAAGAGGAGAGGCTGGTCTAATCTTTAAAGAAACTAAAGATGGTGATTTTCTTGGAGCAGAAATTAATCCAAATGACCCGTTTGTACAGTCAGTTCTTGGAAGTGAATATCGCCATAATGAAAACCGTGACCCGTTTGTTAAAAACATTGGAAATGCTAGGCCCGTTGTTGTGCAGAATGACAAACAACGTCTTGAAATTGTTGATGCTATGGGCAGGCAAGAAAGCATCCTATCCATAACTAACGAACTCAAAGACCTCGTACAAGAGGCATACAGTCCCGGTACGTTCTTCATAGACAAGGTCAACAAAATTATTGTTCCTATTGCCCCAAATGCAGTTTTAGCTCCTAATATAAACCAAGAAGCGGTCTTGGCTAAGATAAAACTTAGAATGAATAGTTTGATAAAACTAGTTGCAACGGCTGATCGCGGAGGTGGCCGACTTTCAAATTATGCGGAACAAATAGAACGAGCGGCTACAGATGGTTTCAATAATCCCGCAGGATTCTTGCAAAACCCTGAAATAGCTGCAACAGGCATAAAAGCATTAGAGACTAATGCTTTAAATGACTGGAATCAGAATGCAACTCGTCTGGGAATTGTTAAGTTTGAACGAGTTAGGTCCGTTCCAAATCTTGGAACATCAAATGATCCATTTGTACTTAGTGGTGACGCTAACGAACGACAAGTTATGTTTGATTACCTTGGTAACACTTTTGGACAAATAAAGGACCCTAACGCAAAAATATACTTAAATATGGGTTCTCCGGCAGGTGTGCAGTACTTTACTCCTTTGCAATTACGCGAGAAAGCGGGTATTAAATGAATACCATAACTACCGGGGATGGAAAAGTAATTGACTTAGACACTCTTGAAGTTGTCGGCAGAGCCGAGGGCGCTCCCATTGCACGCGATCCAAGAGCCAAGGGCCCTGAAGAAGTAGTCAGGGACCCTGTAACGGGTTTGATTAAACAAGGTAGTTGGGGTCTTGCTGCGGGGTTGTTTGCTTTGCCTGATTTGGCTGTTAAAGGAATTGGCAATGCGCTGGGTATGGACGAAAAAAACGTTACGACCCTGACAAAAATATTTAACCGAGGAGAGACAGCTCCTCGTAATGAACAAGAGCGGTATGCACGTGCCATCACTGAGGGAATTGGCGGAGGCTTGTTGCCTACAGGCGTGCTATCTTTTGTTGCAAGGGGTCGATCTGCTGCTTCTCTTGTAACAAAGGCAGGTGATAGTGTTCTAAAAGGAATCACGAACGACACGCTTGATTTTATTAAAAAGAATCCTAAGCAAGCGTTTGCGATGGACGCTGCGTTTGGCGCGGCCCACGAAACATTGGTTCAGGCTGTAGAAGAAAACATGTCTGACGACGATCCTGAACGTAAAGAGTTTTTTAAAACTTACATGCCCATGGCAGCTTTAATTGGAGGACCTTTGGCTCTTGCAACGCTTAGCCCCACGGCCCTTGCGTATCGTTTTGGTAAAAAGAAATCTCAAGAGTTAGATGCTTCTTTAGGTGGTTTAGAAAAGGATGCACTTGCTGATCTTGGTTCAAGAATACCTATTGCACCTAAAATACTTGCCGCACAAGCTATTAAAAAATTAAAAGCGTCTTTGGGGGACTCTGCGGACACACCCGAAGGCAAAGAAGCCGTAGCCACGTTAAATCAGATATTGAATGACTATCCGCAACTAGCGGCTGCCGGTTACAAAGCAAACATTGTTGAGCAAGTAATGGACCCAGCCTTAATGGCTAAGATGGAAAAAGCCATATCAAGTTTGCCTGCAAAAAGCCCAGCTCATCAAATGTTACGAGAACAAGCGGCAAAGAACGAGTCTGCTCTTGCATCGCTGTATGACAATCTAACTCCTGAAGCAAACATGGAGTTGCAAGCAGCCTTGAGTCAAGTTCAAAAACAACGTCAAGATCTTTTTGAATCGTTTGCGGCTAATCGCAAAGATGTCACGGAAGAAGAGCTTGATCGCCTAAACATGTTTTATGGCCCCCTTAATCCGGACAAATTAAACAACGAGCTGCGTGGGATTCTTCAAGCTGAGACTGAGCTTGACGTGAACATGGGTAAAAAGATTTTGAGCCGACTGGGTCTTGGTCAAGGTACAGATAAAAACGGATTGCCTATTCCTGTGCGTGATGAGAAGGGACAGTCCTTGTTTCCTGCGTCTAGTGTGGAACAGCCAGCCGTGGACTTGCTGGGTTATTACGATACGTTGCTCAAGGGCCGCACAACAATGTCCGGGGAAATGCGCAAATTTATTACAGGCTCAGAGCCATTAAACACGCTGCGCAAAAACGTCACGGCAAAGCTCAAGGCCCGTGACGAAATGGAAAAAACATTAAAAGAAGAACTGTTTCTTAATAAGTTTAACGAAGCTCTGCTAGATACTAATCTAGCAAGAAAAATGCAAGGGCCATTGCAATCATCCTTCGCTGAAAATGATAAGAAAACCATTGAGGATGCTTTACGACAAGTGCGCTTGGTTTTAAAAGAAAACCCCACTGAAAAAGACAAAGAAACGATCAAAGCAATGGGAAAGCAGGGGGCTTCGTACAACCAAGAAACAGGGGAAGTTATTGCGCCTCTTGTCGGTGGGAAAGGAGACGTTGTTAGGTTTAATGTAAAAACACTCATAGAGGATGCCAAGCGAATTGCAATGGCGAACACCACCGTGGACATGAATGTTCCGGAAGCTGTTGACTATCTCCAAGCCGCAGCACGTTTTCGCAATCAAGCCTTAGATAAGCATAATTCAGTTCTTGCAGGCAACCGTGCAACTCGCGTAATAGATGCTGATCAGTACCTCACGTTAGGCAACAAAGTCTTCGATGACTTTGAAAAAATGATCCTGAACAACGTGCCCCGTTTAAAGAAAGAACGGGAGGTGATGAAAATGGTCATGGATGATTACCGTAATGTGTATGAGCAGCGGTTGCCATTGATCATTGGAAAAAGAGTAAACGAAGGCGGGATCACTCGTTATTCCACGCCTAATGAACAGGTGCTGTCCGCTGCTTTTAAGAGTGCGGCAGATGTGCGAAACTTATCCGCAATAATTGGAAACAATCAATTAGGGATAGACCTTTTAGAAAAGGGCACGTTAAACTGGTTGCAAGGTAAGAAAATATTTGATAAAGATGGTTTGATCAGCCCAAAGAAAATCAATGATGTTTTGCAAAAAAACCAAAACATTGTCTCTGCCTTACCCAAACAAGTTCAAGATACTTTACGAAACGAAGCAGACATCGCAGTCAGCGTGTCTCGCCGTTTGGGTGAAATAAAAAAACAAGAAGAGATTGCTCAAGACATTGAGTTTGAGAACTTTTTGAAAACGGTGCTTCGTCCGGGAACAGACAATGAAATTATTCTAACGAAGGCACTTAATAATCCGATTGAAATGACTAAGCTTGTGAACGTCTTAAAGGGCGATCCCGACAAGCTGGCGGCACTACGGCGTGCTGTGTTTGACATCACTAAAGAAGGTACTTTTACTGGTGGTTCCTTGAAAAAGTACATGGAACTAACGAACAAATCTCTAAAAGTGGTGTTTGATGAGACACACTTGAAGAACTTAGCTGCACTTGCTGACATTCAAGAGCGTAATGTAGCGCTTAAAAACGTTACGGGGATGAACACAAGATTTGAGTCTTCCAGTCAAATATTTCAACGCATGTTAGGGGTATCCATTCCGGGATTGATGACCTATGGGCGGGACGTTACGGGAGGTCGTATCTCTCCCGGGGGTGCGGGCATATCTTTGGGCGTGCGTCTATTTTCTGCCATGGAAGAGAATCTACAAAATAAAATGTTGGTCCGCGCACTTGTTGATCCCAAAGTAGCGGATGCTCTGGTCAACCCTAAAAATGCAAATGACGCAAAATTACTCTTACGTGAGGTGCAGTCTGTGGGATATCTTTCCCGTGCCCTCATGGCAGATATTGGTGTGACAAGTTCACAATTGGCAATGCAGGATAGACAGTTACCGGTTGAGGGCATGGAGGGACTGCCAGTTGTTTCACGTGAAACATCGGCTCAGCAAATGCTGAAAGCTCTTCCGCCAGCGCCCGCGACTCGCGGTCTGGGAGACGAGGGCTTTAGATTTCCCACTGCTTCTCCAAAAGCGCCTTCCAGTGCAGGAGGACAAATACCTTTGATGTACCCAAGCATGTTCCCCAATGATCCAATCAGTGCAGTGCTACTGCAACGTCAAGCGCAGATACAAGGAGGTCAAACATCTCCCCCGGGCCAATAATCACGTAAAATAGGAAACAGTTATGCCAAAAACCAAACTCCCCGTCAAAGCCGCAGGTGGCGGTTTGTATGCCAATATTGCTGCAAAGAAAAAACGCATTGCCTCTGGATCAGGGGAAAAGATGCGCAGTGTTGGTGCCAAAGGCGCTCCTAAAAAAAGTGACTTTGCCAATGCGGCTAAAACTGCCTCATTTAAGGCAGGCGGCGAAGCAAAGTCCACGGTTAACGCCGCAGGGAACTACACCAAGCCTGAGCTACGTAAGCGTATTTTCAACGCCGTAAAGGCAGAGGCCACAGCAGGCACTGGCGCAGGGCAGTGGTCAGCCAGAAAAGCCCAGATGGTGGCACAACGTTATAAAAAAGCAGGCGGGGGGTACCGAGATTGAAAGCCCCTCAAAAATCCCTGAAAGACTGGGGCGACCAAAAATGGAGAACAAAAAGTGGTAAAAAATCTTCTGAAACAGGTGAGCGATACCTTCCAAGCGCTGCAATTAAAAGTCTCAGCCCTGCTGAGTACGCTGCTACAACGCGTGCGAAACGTGCGGGCAAAAAAGCCGGAAAACAATTCGTAGCCCAGCCCAAAAATATTGCAAAGAAAACCGCAGGGTTCAGGTAAACTAAGGATTAGCAGTTGTCGGATTCTCCGGCATCCTTAGGCCCCGGCAACGATGCTGGGGCCATTTTTTCAAACTGCTCTACCCTCTGCCACCATTTATCTTTGTAGCCGTCAAACTCGCGGCCACAGGTCACAAATTCCTGCACTTCCCCATCTTGCGCCACCATCATAATCACGCCGTGGTCAATATTGGTTTGGTGTAAATGGTTGTGTGCGCAAGCGTACGCTGCCAGTTGGATGAAGTAATCGTCAATCCATTTACGCGGCTTCATGCGATTGGTCTGTTTAAAGTCAATAATTGAAGGATTTCCCTTATAGACACCTACGCAGTCGGTTGTGCCCGCATACCGGAACGGGTAATACAACTGGGCTTCTGTCCCCCATACCTCGTTGACGTGGGGGAAAAATGTCTCAATAAGCTTGTATCCCATGCGGTAGCCCTTGACTTGCAGCCAAGTTCGGGGTGCGGGTAAATCTCTATTCAACAGCAATCGCTCAACTACATTGTGCATATGGGTGCCGACCAAGGCAGCCTCATTTTTGATCTTCTCCGCCTGCTCCCAACCAACCCTCTCGGCCCACGAATCAAGATGCGTTCTGTCCTTTGTATCCGACAGGATACGGGTAACACTGGGCATCTCATGTTCGTTTTCTTCGATTTTGTATACACGTCCGGCGGAAGAGTCTATTCTTTCGAGTTTTGTATACACATACTTGCGGCGAATGGGGATGAGTTGCATTAAATGATCCAGTCTTTAAAGTTTTCGCCCAGCACCTGCGAGGCAATATTGATCTTGTTTCTGAGCGCCTTGACGATGTGTTCATCAACCGTGTCTTTGGCAATCAAGTCCACGTAGATTACCTTGTTTGTTTGACCAATACGATGAGCCCGGTCCTCGGACTGCAAACGTACTTCCAAGTCAAAGCTATTGCTGTAGTAGACCACCGTATTAGCCGCTGTAAGCGTCAAACCATAGCCGCCGGTACGTGGGTTGCCAACAAAGAATCTAAGCTCGCTATTCGGGTCTTGGAACTGCTCAACAATGTTTTGCCTGTCCTCTGTCTCTGTGTCCCCATAGTAAGTTGCAACAGAGGTCATACCGTATTCTTTTTGCAAAGCCAATCTGATGTTCTCAATGTCTCTACGGTAGTTTGCCCAAATAATTACCTTGCCACTGGTTTCTTCTAGCACAGCCATCAGCTCATTAATTCTGTTGCTTGGAATGTCAATCTGTTGGCCATCGTCAAGCTTCACGTGTCCGCAGCAGATCTGATGCAATCGCATGAGCTGGGTCAAAGCATTGTTGGTGCTCATCAAGTTGCCATCAACAAGCGCCAAGGCCATAAGCTTCATTTGGTCATAGTATTTCTTCTGCTCCAGCGTCAGCTCAACATCACGACGGGTGTATACCTTGTCCGGCAAGTCCAAGCATTCCTCTTTGGTCACCCGAAAGGAAAAGTTGTTGAGTTTTTCTTGCAGCTCATCCAACCTACGGTAGCCCACAATCTGTTTGAAAGTATGCGTTGGCAACTTGCGTTCAACAAGGATCGCGTACCGTGCTTGGAAGGCGTAGAAGCTGGCGCTATCCAAACAATCCGGCCCTAAGAATTCGCATTGGCTATACAGATCCAAAGGTGACTTGGTAACGGGGGAGCCTGTTGCAATCCTCCTGTACCGCGCATCACGGGCCACCTTGATGATGCTCTTAGTGCGTTTAGCGTTTGGTGTCTTGATGGTGGTGCTTTCATCGACTGCCATAAAGGCAGAAGTAACACGCAAAAACGTACGAGCGTAAGCCACACCTTTTTCTGTGCTGAATGCTTCAATATTCATGATCATGATGCGCAGCTTGTCAAGGGAGTTGATCATCTCCTCCATCTCTAATTTCTCTGCTTTGCGGGGATTAGGCGACCAGCATGCCATCTTGTAGCTGACGTGCTCAGGCATATGCTTTGGAAGCTCAGACTTGTACCAATTTCTGTACACACCTTTTGGAGCAACAATCAACATTGAATTGATCTTGCCTTTGTCGTACAGCATGGCTGCGTTGTTGATAAGCATAAAGCTCTTACCCGTACCCATTTCTGCAAACAAAGCTGCTTCAGTTCGCTCCCAAAAGCGTTCTAAATAAGCTGCCTGATGCACAAACGGTTTGTTCTTAAACGGATACCGTTCTAAAAAATAATCCATATCTTTCTCTCTTTCTTTGAAAAGGGTATTGACACCCCGAAAACATAGTGTACACTAAAAGCACGTTTCAAGAAAGGAGAGCGTAAACATGACCAAAGTCTATGTTGTACAAGAGATGCCCAATCACGATATTGCGTCTGCATTTAAATTTGGGGAGATGTCAGTACTTCTGCCATCCAACACCAACATTCAAATCAGCACAGTACCTACGGTTAGGGTTCTGCGGCGCAAGCTGCGGGAATACAAGGATGGGGACTACCTGTTATTGACGGGTGACCCTGTAGCTATCGGATTGGCCTGTTCGATAGCTGCTTTCTATAATGCTGGCCGCTATACAACTTTGAAGTGGGATCGCCGCGAAAGGATGTATATTCCGATTAAAATTGACATCACAGAGAATGGAGAAAGAGATGAGTAACATCAATGATATGTTTGAGCAAGATGCTGGTGCATTGGTCGTCAAGAACGAGGACTTGCAATCAGTAGGTGAATTGGCTAAACGAGCCAAGCAGCTTGAGAAAGAAATTGAGGAGTTAGAAGACACCGTCAAGGAGCGCAAAGAACAGCAACGCAAGTTGTTGGAAGAAAGCATTCCGGGCCGTTTGTCTGAGCTGGGCATGAAGTCATTCAAGATGTCTGACGGCAGCCAAATCGATATCAAAGCGTTTTACAACGCCAGCATTCGAGAAGAGAACCGTGCACAGGCCTATGAATGGCTCCGTACTAACGGTTACGACGACATCATCAAGAACACTGTGTCCGTGCGTTTTGGTCGAGGCGAAGACCAACTGTGCGAGACACTACTAAACCAATTGCGTGAGGACAACTATCCCGTTGAACAAGCGCAAAAGGTCGAACCCCAGACCTTGAAAGCTTGGGTTCGCGAGCAGGTGGAACGCGGAAGCGAGTTCCCCACAGAGCTGTTTGGCGTATACATAGGCCAAAGAGCATCCATCAAATCAGCATGAAAAAGGAAAATCAATCATGGCAAAAAATGAACTAGCAGTGAAAAAAGACGGTGAATTAGTCTTGACAAATGATTTTGAACAAGACAGTGGTGGTTTTGACGGCATGGGTCAGGAAGATTTTGCTCTTCCATTCCTGCGCTTACTTACCAACACCTCACCCGAGGTGGGTGAAGTTGAAGGCGCATTGCCCGGCATGGTCTACAACTCAGTTACCAGCGAACTGTATGACGGTAAAAAAGGCATCATCGTGATTCCCTGTGCGTATGTGCGTCAGTACATCGAGTGGGCACCACGTGGTAGCGGCAGTGGCGCACCCATCGCTATCTACCCAGCCACGTCTGACATTTTGAGCCGCACGCACCGCGAACCGGGCGACAACAAAGACTATCTCGACACTGGAAACTATATCGAGAACACGGCCAATCATTATGTGATGGTCATCAACGATCAAGGCTTCCCTGAAGCTGCATTGATCACCATGAAATCCACGCAATTGAAAAAATCGCGTAAGTGGAACAGCATGATGATGTCTACCAAAATGATGGGTGCGAATGGTCCATTCACGCCTCCCATGTACTCACACCTTTATCGTTTAAGCACACAAGCTGAATCAAACGACAAGGGCAAGTGGTTTGGATGGGAAGTTGAACGTGTGGGTCCTATTGAGGATAAGAACGTGTATCAAGCTGCAAAAACATTTGCTGCATCTGTAAGCTCTGGCGAGATCAAAGTCAAGCACACCGATGACGAGGTTGCTCCAAGCAATTCAGCGCCGTTCTGATTTTCGGGGGGAAAGCGGATGCTACCGACTATATGGGTTCATCCATGAGTAGACGTAGCGAGTACCCCTACCTCATAGAGACGAATAATGGATGACCAACTACAAAAATTTCAGGACATATTCAGGGGTCTGGATATTGCCTATGGGACATACGTAATTAAGGCTGAAAGAGGCGATGGAAAACAAGCAGGAAAAGCAACAGTTGTTAGAAAAGCGCCTACAGACGACCTGTGGAAAAAGCACCTTGAAGGCATTGAGCCAAGTTTGGGAATTATCCCAATCAGGGCGGATAACTCATGCATCTGGGGATGTATTGATATTGACCAGTATCCTTTGGACCATAAAGGACTCGTAGAAAAAGTTGCGCAGTTGAAGCTGCCACTTGTTGTTTGTCGTAGCAAATCAGGAGGTGCACATGTATTCTTATTCACAAGGGAACCGGCACCTGCACGGGATTTTCAACAATACCTCAAAGACGCATCAGCTCTTCTCGGCGAGGCGGGCAGAGAAATATTTCCTAAGCAAGCCGAGATTCTTGTCGATAGAGGAGACACCGGAAACTTCCTCAACCTACCCTACTTTGGGGGTGACGCGGGAACAAGGTATGCATTCAATGGCGACGGGACTGCGGCCACTCTTGAGGAGTTCTTTCGGCTTTATGAATCGAATGTCCAAAGCCTCCCTCTTAATTTTCCGGAAGCGCCTAAACAAGCGGAGAGTCCAGTCAAAGACGGCCCGCCTTGCCTACAGGCTTTATGCGCCCAAGGCTTCCCAGAGGGGACGCGCAATAATGGATTATTCAACATTGGTATCTATCTTAAAAGGGCCTTCCCCGGAAGTTGGGAAGACAAGCTGGTGGAGTACAACATCAAACATGTGGCTCCCCCTCTCCCGAATAATGAAGTGCAAGTCCTTGTCAAACAGGTCGGCAAGAAGGACTACCTTTACAAATGTAAAGACGCGCCCCTCAACAGCTTCTGCAATTCGGGCCTATGTCGAACGCGCAAATTTGGCATCGGAGCGAATGGTCCTGATGCACCTCAGATAGCATCACTTTCTAAGTATGCATCTGATCCACCTTTGTGGTTCTTGGATGTCAACGGCAAACGCGTAGAGCTTGAAACAGAAAGTCTTTTCACTCAGGCTGCATTCCAAAAAGCATGTGTAGAAAAGCTCAACGTCTTACCTCCTACCTTACGTAAGCAGGACTGGGAGAACATGCTCAATGCTCTGCTCAAAGAGATGGTTGAGACAGAACAAATTGCTGAAGCAAGTGAGGATACAAGCCTGACTGGACGTTTTATGGATCTGCTTGAAGAGTTCACTACCCATATGCAGCAAGCAATGGACAGGGATGAGATCCTCATGGGCCGACCATGGTGCGATGAGGATGAGGCCAAGACGTACTTCCGCATGAAAGATCTAGAAGGCCACTTAAAGCGCAACAACTTTGTAGGGTTGACCGCTCCAAAGATGGCTCAGCGATTGCGCGACATGAACGGCGAACCTATGTCTCTTTTCCTTAAAGGAAGAGCTACACGTTGTTGGCGCATACCCAGTTTTGGTAAGCAAGATGCACCGTTTGAGACCCAGACCACACGCACTGAAGGGAGTCCATTCTGATGAGACAAATTGATGGCCATAAAAATGCAATTATTGGTTCTTCTTTTATTTGGGGCAAGGATGGGGAACAAATTGAAATCTTGGTATATGACGCAGAGGTTATTCGAGAAAATCTAATGTACAAAGATGGCATGGATTTTCAAGAAGCCCGCGAATTTATTGAGTACAACATTGAGGGCGCTTATGTAGGTCCCGACACTCCAATAATTGTTTGGAAGTACGATTCGTTCTACGGGGAAATGGATGACTGACATCCATAAAATCTTTGGGCCGCCCGGTTGTGGCAAAACTACTTACCTGCTGAATGTGGTGGATCAAGAGTTGGAAGCAGGAGTTCCATCTACAAAAATTGGTTACTTTTCTTTTACCCGCAAAGCAGCTAACGAAGCGCGGGACAGGGCCATACAAAAGTTTCCCCAGCTCAACGCCAAAACCGATTTCCCGTACTTCCGCACGTTGCACAGCTTGGCATTCCAGTGCCTTGGCATACGGACCGAGGACATCATGCAGGCAGAACACTTCAAAGAGTTTGCTGCCCAAGCAGGCATTGAATTAGCCTTGTCCCATGATGCAGAAATAGATTTTGTTAAACCCGACAACCCCATCCTCAATGAAATAAACATTGCCCGCATCAAGGGCGAAGACTTAAAGACCCATTACAACAAGTGCGGCTTAGATATTGAGTGGCATCACTTTGAATTTGTAGAACGTACTTATCGCCACTACAAACGTAGCAAAGACTTATTTGATTTTACCGATCTGTTGGAAAGAATAGTCAGCGAACCCGAACGTCTTCCCATGTTGGAAGTGCTGATCGTGGACGAGGCACAAGATCTTTCCCGCTTGCAATGGATGATGGTAGAAGCTTTAACCGTACGATCAAAGCGTACGTTTCTTGCCGGTGACGATGATCAAGCCATTTTCTTCTTCGCCGGAGCAGACGTAAAAAGCTTTCTTGCCTTTGAGGGTACCGTTACCATTCTCAACCAGTCCTACCGTGTTCCCGCCAAGGTCCATAGCTTGGCCAACAATATTGTCAGACGTATCCAACAACGGCAACCAAAGGAATGGGAATCGCGTGAGTTTGAGGGCCTTGTCAAAACCTACCACCGTTTTGAAGACGTGCCCGTAGAAGAGGGGCAATGGCTCATCATGGCCAGCACCAATTACATGCTCAACCCCATCCACGAATGGCTTAAATCCATCGGCGTACTGTTTGAGCGCAACGGCGTACCCAGCCTGTCCCCACAGATCGCCCAAGCTGTTGTTGAATGGGAGCGCCTGCGAAAAGGTAAAGCAGTGGTTTACACCAGCGTTCAAACAATATACCGGTACCTCGATACCCGCGCCGTGGCCCGGGGCTACAAAACCTTTAAGACCGGTGACCCGGCTTGTATGTACACACTTGATGAGCTAAAGGAAAAGCACGGCCTGCTGACCGATGCAATTTGGCACGAAGCAATGACCAAGATTGCAGACGACAAGAAAGAATATTTGATCTCCTTACTACGCAGGGGCGTGAAACTTTCACAGGCTCCAAGAGTACGTATATCAACTATCCACGGTGCAAAAGGCGGGGAGGCGGACAACGTTATGCTGCTCATGGATCTCAGCCCAAAGTTTGCCAAAGAATATGCAAGCAACGCGGACAACGTTCACCGTTTGTTTTATGTCGGGGTCACCCGTGCTAAGCAATCGCTTCATCTGGTACTCCCAAAACACACTGAAAAAGGATTTCGACTGTGAAAACAATTCCAATGTTTCCCAACCCTGCTGAATGGGTTCCACCAGACACGTTCCCTAATTTATCAAACGCTAAGGAGATTGCAATTGACCTTGAAACCTGTGACCCAAATATGGAATCTTTTGGGCCGGGATGGCCCCGTAATGACGGCTTCATTGTTGGTTACGCTGTGGCTGTGGACGGTTGGAGTGGATACTATCCTGTTGCTCACGGCGGCGGCGGCAATCTTGATAAACGTCTTGTTGAGAAGTGGGTAAAAGATGTATTGGCTACAGATGCTGACAAAATTATGCACAACGCGGCGTACGACTGCGGGTGGCTCAGGGCCAACGGATTCACCATTAACGGCAGAATCCTCGACACCATGCTTGCCGCCCCGGTACTCGATGAGAACCGCTTTTCTTATAGTCTTAATGCGCTTGGCTTTGATTACCTTAAAGAGATCAAGTCAGAGGCCGAGCTTAAACAGGCTGCTGCCGACTTTGGCGTTCATCCCAAGAAAGAATTATGGAAACTCCCCGCCATGTACGTTGGGGAATATGCCGAGCAAGATGCAGCGCTGACCCTGAAACTGTGGCAATACTTCAAAGTAAAGTTGCGACAAGAAGAAGTTGAATCAATCTTCAACTTGGAGACCGAAGTCTTCCCTGTCCTCCTAAACATGACCCAGCGCGGGATCCTCTTTGATCGCAATAAAGCAGAGCAAGTAATCTTGCAACTGATGCAACGAGAAAAACAAATCCACCAAGAACTAAAATCAGCCTGTGGAAAACCTGTGGACATTTGGGCAGCACAGTCCATTGCAGTGGCCTTTGATACCCTTGGAGTAGCTTATGGCAAAACAGAAAAAGGACTTCCAAGCTTTACCAAAGGGTTCTTAGAAGATTGTCAACATCCTGTGGCTAAGTTGATCGTGGAAGCACGCGAAACTAACAAAACCCACAGTACCTTTCTTCAACCTTACCTGCACTTTAGCCAAAAGACAGGCAGGATTCATCCTCACGTTAATCAGATGCGCAGTGATGATGGTGGCACAGTTACGGGTCGTCTGTCCATGGCCAATCCAAATTTACAGCAAGTTCCTATCCGCCACGAAATCATTGGCCCGCTAGTGCGATCCCTCTTCCTGCCCGAAAACGGCGAATTATGGGCATCAAACGATTTCAGTTCCCAAGAACCGCGACTTTTGGTGCATTACGCAAGCCTCTTGGACCTGCCCGGGGCAGAAAAGATGGTCAACGCTTACAGGGAAAATCCTGACAACGATTTCCATCAGATGGTGGCGGACATGGCAGGGATTAATCGCAAAGCTGCCAAGACCATTGGCCTTGGTTTGATGTACGGTATGGGCAAAAATAAGCTCGCTGGCCAGCTAGACTTGTCCCTAGAAGAAGCCTCCACCTTGATCGACACCTTTCACACCAACGTGCCCTTTCTCAAAGGCACCGTCAACGCCGTCATGAAACGCATTGACCACCCTGCCTCCGGCGGAGCAATCAGAACCCTGCTTGGCCGCAAATGCCGGTTCCCACTGTGGGAACCTACCGAATGGGGCGTGAACAAAGCACTCCCCCGTGAACAAGCCGTCATTGAATACGGACCACGGATCAAGCGTGCAGGCACCTACAAGGGCTTGAACAGGCTCATACAGGGGTCAGCAGCAGACCAGACCAAAGCGGCCATGGTGGCCCTGTTTAAAGCGGGATTTGATCCTATCTTGCAAGTACACGACGAGCTGGCGTTATCGGTAAAGAATCGGGAGGAAGCGCATACTGCTGCGGAGATCATGGCCCAAGCAGCAACATTAGAAATCCCCAGCCGATGTGACGTAGAAGTCGGACCGAGCTGGGGAGAGGCAAAATAACTATATAAAGAGGCTAGGCCTCTTTGTCTTTTAATTTTCTTTCAAACCTACTATCTTTCAAAAACGATCTGAGCCATTTACCTTTACCGAGCTTTACCCACTCTTCGTATTCACTTTGAGTCAGTTTAGCGCTCACGCTTCTTCCGTTCTTGGTCAGTTCACGCTTCTTTGGCTTCAGCATCTATATTCCTTTGATGGAATGGTGCGTGTTCATCTATATAGTCTTTGAGTAGTTTCAAAAACCCAACCTCTACGCAAGCGCGTACCTCTGCTGGTTCAAAGTCACAAATGATGGTCATCGTGCCGTTCTCGTTCTCAACAATTTCTTTCACTATCATGCTTTTCTCCTTCTTCCTTAGTTAAAAAAATGAAATGGCATTTGGTACAACGCCACATCAAGCCTTCCTCTACTACCACTTTGCGTTGACCGTGTAGCCCCCGCAACTTTCCAAAAAATGTTTTGATTTGTTCAATCATTGTGTTTCCCCCATCGTTTACATAGTTGTTTAACCGTTTTGCTCTGCTTCTTCTTTTTATCACACACTGCGCTCTTTGACGCTTCCTTTGCTTTGACCTGAAGCTGCCAAGGCGTGGGCGGCGCTGGCGGCTCAGGAAACAATCCATTAAATCCCACTGTACCAAGGACCGCGCTGAGAATGATTTTGTCAATCAACTGTTCTTCTCCTTGAGTTTGGCTTCAATGGCTCTAGAAAATTCCAGCCACTTACTGCCATAGACGTTTGTGTCATCAAACATATCTAAAATTTCTTCGGGGGTCAGCCCTACCCATTCATGCTTGTAATACATCGGTGTCCATGCGGGTTCTTTCTCAGCGTAGGCTTTGTCTGTTGTGCATTGGTCGGGTGAGCCATCAGGGTAATGCCATGCCACAGGTTCTTGGCTTTTACTCCTTGCAAGACAGGTTCTACCTTCGTTACAGTCATTGGTGCATGGTGGGCAAGTCATTGCTTCATCCCCTCAATACCTTCTACCAAAATATCAAACCATTCTTGTGTGGCTTTGCCTCTGCCCATACTCTCTAACGGCATGACAGCAGGGCGCAGTTCTTTGATGCGTTGCAACACTTCGTCAATCACTTGGTCACGATAAGGATTGATTGCCATCGTTGCCTTCACAGCTTCTTTCTTAGCTACACTTCTGCGCTCAATCTCATTGAATGCTTCATCTTCTTCATTCATCATCAACTCCCTTTTGAAATACATACAACGCCCAAATGAGAATCGCACCGAATGCAATGACAGTGAACGCACCAAACATCATTAACATAAAAGTTACAGCTACATCCCACATCACACCACCTCCACTTCGGCCTGCGTTTCTATCCACACCTTCGCACCGCATGACAACGGCTTGTCGGGGCTGTACACCACACGGCTCACGCCATTAATGTTCACAGAATGGGCGTATCTGTTGCTTTTATAGTCCTTTATAGTCAGCACAGGGTCGTTAGTACCATTCTTTGCGTTGGCTCTAACAACATGCTGGTTCACATGGATGACGGTCTTCATATCTCCCCCACCGGATTCACCCCATGCTCAGCCTCCACATCCCGCGCCAATACCCGCCAATCCAATGAACGCCTGTACAAAGCATAAACACGCTCCTCGGTCAACGGCTCACGCTGCAACCTCATCACCATGTCCGACCTGATCCGCAACTGCAATTCGCACTCCACCAACAACTTGCGCAACTCAGCTACCTCTAACTCCAAATATTTAACCTGTTCCATATCACGCCACCTCCTGTGCAGTGCATTGGGCGGATGACCATAAGACAGTCCCGCTTAGCTTGGCAAAGAATTGGTCTGTTTCAACCATCCAGTCCCGTCCAACTTCATCTTTTGGGGCCTTTTTCCCGCAAGCAAAGTATCTATCTCCAATTGCATAAATTGCTTGTTTGGTTCGTGTTGGCTGATACCGGTAATCTGACAACTCAGCTTGATCCATTCCAAGGGTACTAGCAATAACTTTTTGAGTGCTCATCATTCCTCCATCATAAAATTATCTGCATCATTGTAAAAAGTTAAAAACATATCCAACGCCATATGCTTATCAACACCCGAGGCCCGCGCACCGCCCGCCGCTACCAACATGGCCGCCAACACAGAAACCTTAGGTGACTTGGAATGCTTAAACATCGTCCTAGCAATCTCCTGCGCACAAGCCTGCGCCTCATCCCGTATACGCGCTATCTCCTCCGAAGAGAGCAACTCTTTGTTGTTATCAGACATCTGTCCCCTCCGGCTTATCTAAATACTCACCCAAAGTCAACTCCGCACTAATCAATACCGTTATCACCCCATACAACGCCTGTTTCATCGAACGGTCAGCAGACTTGGCAATTAACGCCAAAATAGACGTTGCCTCATTCATCGTGTTCAACGCATCATCAACCATCCATGTGTTGACTTCAAAATAATTCAAAGGTACCTCTTTCTTCTTGCTCATTCTGTTTCTCCAATAAAAGTTAAATTAAAAATATGCGGCCTGCGCGGCCTCGTCTGCACAATACTGCATAACACCCAAAATAATCTCCTCCCTGACCTCGTCCGACAATATCTCAGAAATATCTACACCGTTCAAAAAAGCATAAAACACCGTCCAGTCCTCCTGCAAACCTACACTAGGGTCCGCAGCCTCAAATTCCAACCAGCAATTCAACGTGTGACGCTTCAAACGCTCGCCCGCACCCGTCTCAAATACATGGTCATACGACAAAAGTCCATCAAAATCATTCATGCTGTGCCCCTTAAGATACTTCGTGATACCAATCATCCAACTGAACAAAGATGTCAAAAAAGTCATCCTCAGTGAGTAATGCAGTTATGTCCATGGACAACGGACCATGGACCACGCGTACAGCTTTAATCTTTGTCTCTCCTTGCTCATCAAGGCCGTAATCAACCTCAACGGGAAGTTTAAGAGAAAGATCAGCCGTGTGTAGCTGATTGGGGAATTGTATACTCATACTCTGCTATCCTTTCTTGAATTACATGTGTTAGGGACACGTAGTATGCGTTAGCAAAACATAGGTGTCAAGTACATTTTGTTGGGTTTTTTATAGGGGTTTTCCCTCATATATATGATATTAGGTATATAAAATAGGGTTTGTTATGCAATTTTGGGTATCCCTATAGGACTTTTTGGAGGAAGAGGTGTTTTTTTTATTTTTTTTGTGGGGATAGACGTGATAGACGTAATGGTGTAATAAGTTAATGAAATCAAGTACTTTTCTGATTACAGTACATTACGGGGTAAGAAACGGTGTAATTTACTGGGGTGTCCCTACGTTTAGAGGAGACGATTTTTTTTTTACTACTCCTCCTCCAAAATCCTCTATAGGGAGCACTCGAATTGACTCTTGCCTTGACAGGTAGCGTTACTTTATGTATACTCCGTTGTTAATTGGTTTTTTCTTTTACGGGAGTTAATCCTTGATACAAATCGAAGCAAACATACCTATCCCTGAAGATCGCACGACCTACCCTTTTCGGGACATGGAGACGGGCGATAGCATCCTGTTTAAGGACGAGAAGCAGGCTGCCTCGGCTAGGGTAGCGGCTATACGCTTTGCCAAGGTCCACAGGCCCGGCTGGACCTTCTCTATGCGCCGTGTAGAAGACGGTTGGCGCTTGTGGAGGACTGCATGACCAAGCGGGATGTTTGGAACGTGCCCCCAGTGGTGCCTGATAAGGCCAAGCAGAGGCTTGCGAGCGAAGTCAAACCCCTAAGGCAGCAAAAGGTCCTGAATGCCAAGGAATGGAAATTTGTGCAGGAATACGTGTCAGGGGATGGCCGAGTGACCCTGAAAGAGGCCGCGATGCGTGCTGGGTACAAAGAGGGCTCTGCTTCGGTGATGGCGTGGAAGTTGACCAACCCGAAAGAATATCCCCATGTGGTGGCCGCGATCCAAGCTTATCGAGCCGAATTGGCATCGAAGTACAACACTTCGTACGAACGCCACATGAAAGACTTGCAAGAGATCCGGGACAAGGCCTTGACTGCTGGCGCGTTTGCTGCTGCCGTGCAGGCCGAATACCGGCGAGGTCAAGCATTGGGCACGATTTACGTGGAACGCAAAGAAATCAGGCACGGGACAATTGACTCGATGTCAAAAGAGGAAGTGCAGCGGAAGTTAGATGAACTTAAGCGTTTGTACGGTGGCCCTCCCCCGACTGCTTTGATTGACGCGAGCACGGGCGAGGTGTTGGCCAGCACTGACCGGGAGAAAGACCCGGAGTTTGATGCAGGCATACCGGATCCTCCGCTGGACGTTTTTGAGATAGACCGTGGCGACGACACCTGAGGCGCGATTCTCTGCACGTGTGCGAGACGGGCTCAAGGCTTTGGGCTGCGATATTGAGCGGATTGAAAACCGTGTGAACCTTGGCGTGTCCGATATGTTGGTGGGCGTGGGGGATCGCTTTGTCACCTTAGAATTGAAAGTGGTGCAAAGTGGCTTGAAAGTAAAATTGCGCCCGCATCAAATTGCTTTCTTGACCCGGCATGCAGCCAAGGGCAGGCCTTGCTTTGTGCTTGTCTTGCGTGCGGGGGGTGTAGTGCTCAAGCCCGAGCGGATTTTGCTTTACCATGGGCGCGATGCTGTTGCCCTTGCTGAAGAGGGCCTTCGGCTGCCGCCGTTGGCTGATTGGCCATCACGGGGTATGGTTTGGCAAGACCTTAGGGATGAGCTATTGATTCCGGCAGATTGATTGAAAAAAACAATTGGACATTTTGCCCCGGTTTGGCAAAATAGAGGTTGCTGAGATAATTCAGCGAACAGAAAGGATAGAGAAATGAACACATACATTGTTTTAATTGTTGCTGGCGATATTGATTGCATTGAAGAGACGCTTGGCGACCTTGTGCATATCGAAGAGTATGCGACCTTGTGCGTTAATGAGCAGGCATGCACGTTTGAAGAGGGGGAAGTGTCGAACCCTCAATATTTAACCCGTTTGGCGCAAAGTGTTGCGGCTGCCGTTAGGGGGAAAATATGAGAAAACCCGTTTGCGTTTATTGGGCGCACGCCCGCCGAGAGGATCCCTCGAAAATTTTCAGATTAAAACGCGAGGCGCTACAGTGGGGCCGCGATAATTTCGACGGGCTTTTTATTGTCGAACCAATTAATAAAGCCAAGCTATCGGAACGGCTCGATTATTTAAAAAATCAATTGGGAATTGTGCCGGAGTTGGCCTACACTGGCCGCTTCACCAACAAAGAAAGAATAGAGTTATGTTAAAAACTGTTGCAATATCAGCCAATAAAAAAACCGGTCCAATTGCGGTAACTTATCGCGCTGGCGAACATGAGACGTATGGCACGTGCCCGCGTACTTGTGCGCTTCACCCGAAAAGCGAAACCGGCACGGATCATATAGACGCGGATTATTTGGCTGCCGTATATGACGCGGTACCCCGGCGCGGTATGGCTTGGGCTTATTCTCATTTTCCCGCTGAGGCGCTGCCTACACCGGCACCGGGTAAAACGACAATTAACGCGAGCTGCGACACTATCGCGGACGCGGTGCGCACTGTAGAGCTTGGCCGCCCGGCGGTTTACGCTGCACCGGTGGACACTGCCGACACTTGGCCGCGTAAAATTCACGGGGTTACTTTTGCCCGTTGTCCCGCTGAATTGGCCGAATCATTTACATGTGCGGATTGTGGGAACGGTTCCCCATTGTGCGCACGTGGTGATCGTGATTTTGTTGTGGTTTTTGTTGCCCATGGCACGGGTAAAAAACGAGTAGGCACGGATGACCCGGGCGGCTGCTACGCTGCCAGTGGTCCGGTGGCGATACAGTGGCACGGTACGCGCAAAACCGGGCATGCAAATGATGCGCAAACGGTGCGCGACTTTGCTCGGGCGCTGCCCGTGGGCTCGATGCTGCGGCACCATATCGCGGGGGATATTGGGCGCGAGGTGGCCGCATGATATTTTTACTTGTGGCTTTTGTACTTTTTTTATTGTTAGGTTGGCTATTGGATTATTTAGATAAGTAATCGAAAGCCCTGAACTGATAGAAATAATTCAATTGACCGGCACGCACAATAGACTAGAATTCAACACATCAGCAGCCGGGCGGCTACTGATTCAACCTTTAAAGAAAGAATAGCAAAATGGCTCACATGATAGATAACACCACCGGCACAAATGCAATTGCATATGCAGGCAAAACACCTTGGCACGGTTTAGGCCAAGCTTTAAGCGCGGATGCGGATATCACAACTTGGACACGCGAAGCCGGTTTGGCTTATACAGTGCTCGAGAGTCCGGTTTTATTCCGTCACCCCTCCGCTACTGCGCCGGAGGTGTTCAAAGGCCGGAAGGTTTTACACCGTAGCGACACCGGCGCACCTTTGGCCGTTGTTTCGGACGGTTACCACGTGGTGCAGCCTGCGGAGGTTATGGGGTTTTTTGACAACTTGGTAAAGCTTGGCGGGTTTCAATTGGAAACTGCGGGCGCGTTGAGTTACGGGCGGCGCGTTTGGGCGCTGGCATCCGTTGGCGCTGGCGCGGACATTGTGGACGGTGACACCGTCAAGCCTTATTTGTTGCTGGGTACGTCATATGATGGAACAATGGCCACAGTGGCAAAATTCACCACGGTGCGCGTGGTATGCAATAACACTATCACGGCCGCGCTGGGGGACAATACGGCCTCTGTTCGCGTGCTGCACAGCGAACGATTCGACGCGGACGCGGTGCGCCTAGAGCTGGGCATTGTGGCCAATAATTTTGAGCGCTTTTTAGTTGACTCGCGCAGGCTGGCGGGCGTAACCATGGGCGCGGATGACGCGGACGCGTTTGTGGCCGAGCTGCTCAAGCCTTACCATACGGGCAAAATAGATATCACCGATTCACGGGCATATAAACGAATAATCAAATTATTTGAAGGTTCGGCTATCGGTTCGGATATTGCGGGTGTCACCGGCACGCGCTGGGGAATGCTTAACGCGGTAACAGAATTAGTAGACCACGAACGCGGACGCAGTGACAATACAAGGCTCGAATCGGCGTGGTTCGGCACGGGTGCAGCCATTAAAAATCGTGCCATGGAGCTGCTCGCGGCTTAACTAATCGATTTTTTTGCACGCTGCCGAGGGGGAATCGTCAAATTATTTGATTATTCCCCCGTTAATTTCCCCGGGGTAAACCTGCCCCCGGGCCTTGGCGCGCCGTCTCTGCAACACGTGGCGCGGTGCGTGGGCCTTGGCTCGCGCACCGGCGGCAGCCGGTGCGCGGTTGCTGGCGCGTGGGCCTTGGCTCGCGGTTCGCGCAGCGCGAACCGCGTTTGTTTTTTCCCTAATTGGTGGCGGCGGGGGCGGGCGGGCTCGACGCGGAAAGATCTATTGCTGGCGCTGGTTTGATAGAAACAATTCATTAGCCACGGACCATGGTCCGTGGTGTAATTCAATCACGGTCTGATTTAGACCGCACTCAGAAAGGATAGAAAATGACAGACGAGCAGTATAAATTCCCGTGTGAAGACCTAGAACATGCCCCCTACATTTGGGGCATTGAGTATTCCAACGATAAGGAAGGTGACGAGGTTACCCATGTCGAGTGGTTCACAACAGAAGAAGAACGCAACCAATTATTGAAAGGATAGAGAAATGAAAAACCCTTTAGATCAATATCGCAGTGGATTATTCGGCAGCCGTGGCGTGGACGTGGGCGCAGCGCTCGAATACGTGGATCAGTTGGCCAGCGCCAGCAGCGACCCAGTAGCAGTGCAGACCGCAGCACGTGTGCTGCTCAATACTGTGATCGGCGCAGTGGATCAGATCCTCGGCTCGCGCAGTCCCGAAAAGTTAGCATTGATCGAGTTGATCGATGAACGGATCGCGGCCAGCGCGAGCAACATCGACCAGCAGATTAGCGACTGGATGGACAGCAACGTTGACCATGACAATCTGATCAGCGAGTGGATGTCCGACAATTTTGATGTCAACGACTACAACGTGGACGATGTGGTGGACGATAAGATCGGAGAGTGGATCTCAAATAATTTGGCAGATGAAGTGGAATCAGTTATTAAAAATAGTTTGACATTTAACGTAATAGTCAATTAAAATACAAGCACTGGATCAGCCGATCCAGTGCAACTTAGAAAGGAATAGAGTTATGAAACGCAAAGCAAATCCATTGATCCACGCGATTAATGAAGCATCCAGCAAGACCCGCAGGGAAGCCCACGAAATGATTGAGAAAGCAAAGATTCTCGATCAATTGCGTATGAAAATTAGAGTCAACTATTCACCGATCTTTAAAGATCTAGATCTATCAGTGCATAACTTGTATTTGCGCACTGGTTACTACAAGCCCACAATCGAAGTGTGCTTGAACAAACTGGAAAGTTTTAAGGACGAACAGTTAATCAAACTGTTAGATTTCTTAACAGACCGGACCACCAACATGTCCAGCAGGGACTATGCAAACTGGATGAACCGTGATTACAGTTTCGAGTTGGAAGATGTGTATATCAACATATCGGCATATGTCCGATCCGACAGTCCAACATGCCGAAAGGTAAAGGTTGGTGTAACAGTGCAAGAGGTCGAAGAGTACGAGTTAGTATGTGATTGATCCGCGCACTGGTCGGCAGCCGTCGGCAGCCGAACCCCAAAGCCCAGACTGTACAGTCTGGGCTTTTTTACTTTCCCCTTATAAATCAACAGCTTAGAGAATCATAGGCAAAGTTAATCGGCGCGACCGCGCCGATTGTTTTTTTTCACTTGACAAAATTTTTCTCATGTGTTCCCTAAAGGTGGTGGCGGGGGCGGGTGGGCACGCCGGAACACCTGTCTGTCAGTTTGTCTGTAGGTTTTAGAGGAGGGGGAGGGGCCATTTTGGGTACCGTTAGCAGCAGCGGAAGACGCAGGCCGTATTTCAGCCAAACAAAAAGCTTTTGAAAGTCTGACCCCCAGCCACACCCCCACCCCCCTTTCCCCACAAAAGGCCCCCCTTGTTTGTAAAAAGGCTTAGGGTGGGGTAATATATAAAAAATTCAGAACCTGAAGGTCTGCCCGTGAGTAACACGCAACAACAAGATGTCGAAGCCGAGCGCCTCCGATTAGAACTACGCCTCCAGCTACTGGAGGCCCAAGAAAAAGCCACCACCAGCTTTCTTGATTTCTGCAAGTACGTCTGGCCCGAGATGCTCGTTGGGGAACACCATAAAATTATTGCGCAAGCCTTTGACCGCGTCATTGCTGGCAAGTGCAAGCGCTTAATGATTGCTATGCCTCCTCGGCATGGGAAGTCCCAGCTTGGGAGCTACCTCTTCCCGGCCTATGTCATGGGAAAAATCCCCGACAGCAAGCTCATTGTTGGCTCGCACACGGCGGAACTTGCGCAGCGCTTCGGTCGCATGATCCGTAATCTGGTAGACGAGGACAGATACAAAGAACTCTTCCCAACTGTTGGTTTGTCTGCTGACTCTAAGGCTGCTGGTCGGTGGAACACGAAGGGTGGTGGTGAAGCCTTTTTCATCGGTAAGGGCGGCGCGATGACCGGTCGTGGCGGTAATATCGTGATCCTTGATGATATTTTGGATGAGCAGGATGCGTTGTCAGATACTGCCATGGAGAACACGTGGGAGTGGTACACGTCGGGCCCTCGTCAGCGGTTACAGCCAAACGGCTCAATCATCGTCATCAATACACGTTGGAAAACGGATGACCTAAGTGGTCGTTTACTTCGCCAGCAGGGTCAGTTGAAGTCGGACCAGTGGGAGGTGATCGAGTTCCCTGCCATTTTGCCCAGTGGAAACCCTTTGTGGCCCGGGTACTGGAGCCTTGATGAGTTAGAGAAGGTCAAGGTTTCCATTGGCATGAAGAAGTGGCAGGCGCAGTGGCAGCAGGCCCCGACGAATGATGAGGGAGCCATATTAAAGCGTGAGTGGTGGCGCAAGTGGAAGTCTGAGGAGCCGCCGTCTTGTGAGTATTTGATACAGACGTATGACACGGCGTACAGTAAGAAGGAGAGTGCTGATTTTTCTGTGATCAGTACGTGGGGTGTGTTTGTGCCTGATTCGGATTCCGGTCCTAATTTAATTTTGTTAGGGGTAAGAAAGGGCCGGTGGGATTTCCCGGAGCTCAAGCGCATTGCCAAGGCGGAGTATGTGTATTGGAATCCTGACAATGTCTTGATTGAGGCGAAGGCAACGGGCACGCCGTTACAGCAGGAGTTGCGTAAGATTGGAATTCCTGTGACGATGTACAGCCCGGGAGGCAGGAGGAGTGGTCAGGACAAGGTAAGTCGTGCCAATGCTGTTGCTCCGCTCCTTGAGTCGGGGATGATTTGGTACCCGGAAGATGTAGAGTGGGCGGAGGAGTTGGTTGAGGAGTGTGCTGCTTTTCCTAATGGGGCGCATGATGATCAGGTGGACTCAGCGGTAATGGCTTGGATGCGTTTTCGTCAGGGCAACTTTATTGCTTTGGCTGATGACGAGGATGATGAGCCTGCGGTTGCAGAAAACAGGTACGAGTATTATTGAGTGTTGACACCTTGACCGGCATCAGTAGAATCGAGCATTACTTACAAACCGGCATAGCTGGTATATGAAGGACCCCGGACCATGGCCCAAGAACCGTCTTCCAAAGAACTATTAGAAGCTGTCAAGCAGCAAGAAAGCGGAGGCCGTCGTTATAAGGCGGATGGTAAGACTTTGCTTGAGGGCCCGCAGACCAAGTATGGTACTGCTAAGGGCGAGATGCAGGTTTTGGACATGACGAACAAGGATCCCGGTTTTGGGGTCAAGCCTGCCAAGGATGACAGTCCTGACGAGCGGGCCCGGGTGGGTAGAGATTATTTGGATGCCATGGTCAAGCGGTATGGCGACACGAAGACTGCCTTGGTTGCTTATAACTGGGGGCCGGGGAACACGGACAAGTGGTTGGATAAGGGTGGTGACTTTAATAAGTTACCGGCGGAGACGCGGAACTATGTAACCAAGATTACTGGCTCGCTTGGTTCTACCAAGTTGGCGCAGGCGACACCCAAGGCAACTCCTGTTAAGGCGCAGGTGCAGAAGACGGCGTTTAACCCTGCGCAAAATCCCATGTTCGCGCAGCTCGGACCAAGTTATCAGGCGGCGTTTGCTGTATCGCTGTTAGCGGACGAGGGGGAGAAAGAGGGCAAGGATGAGGATGCGCCGAGTGAATCCGAGAGGATGTTGGCAGCGACAGTTTCTAAGCCTGTTGAGTTAGATTTAGGTTATCAGTCGCCTTTTCCTGAGGTACAGGCGCAGGCTGCGCCGGTTACTCGCAAGCAGGTATCTTTTTTGCGTCCTGTTCGCATGGCGGCGGGCGGGTTACCTTTTGCTCCCACTGCTTCGGTGCGTCCTTCTGCCCGTGCGGAGTTGGATGCGATTAAAGCGGAATATGATGCGTTTGCGCCCAAGGTGGCGGAGTACAACACGGCTTTAGAGAAGTACAACACGGACGTGTACAAACCGTATCAAACACAGGTAGATGCGTATAACGCTGCGTTGGAGAAGTACAAAACTGAAAACTTTGCTCCGTATCAAGCGCAAATTGATGCGTATAACGCTGCGTTGAATAAGTACAAGACGGATGTTTATGCCCCGTATGAAACTCAGGTAGATGCATACAATACGGCGTTGAATAAGTACAACACAGATGTTTATGCTCCATATGAAGCTGCGAAGAAGAAATATGACGCGGAATATGCTAGTGTTTTTGCGACACCTAAGCCAACCTCGTATGTCATGTCAAGGGAATATCAGAACCTTGTTGCAAGGGCTCCTGTAGCGCCAGCAGAATTTAGCATGGCGGCTCCGGTAGCGCCAAAAGAATTTAGCATGGCGACCCCGACGGCTCCGGCTGAGTTTAGTGGGCTAGTGCCTACAAAGCCAGCGGAGTTTGCGCAAAAAGCTCCAACTGGTCCGGCGGTTAGTCAGGAGGCATACAACGCCAAAATGGCAGCGGCCAAGGCGGACGCAGGAAGACGGCAGATAGCGTTAAGCGTTGCCATGGACCCTAAAGCTTATGGTCTGAGCATAAATAAGTTTTTTGCCGAAGGCGGGCAGGTAGAAAGCGGTGACCCGCAGATTATGGAAGACAGGGCAGCGTCGGTGGAGGGCTTGGATATCCCCGTTTCCCGCAGCGCAAAAGAACTAAAAGCATACACGGAAGCAATGAATCCTGCTGTTAAATCGGTCACTGGCAATTTGGGGTTTGACACGCGTGGGTACATAACACCGAGTAACCCGGACACCCTTAATTTAAACTTTAGGCTAACTCCTGCGGAGCGGGAAATTACCACGTTGCATGAGTTGGAACACAGCATGGATGCGAAGGGCGGGGACATATATGGTCGTCCCAACTTTGCTTTGATGGGCGGCATGGACAACAACTACCGTGCTTACAGCTTGATGGGCGATGATTGGAGTCCTATAACAGCAACAGTTAAAAACATGGTGGACAACCGTGAAAAGCTGGAAAAGTTTTTTGGCAGACCTGTGGACAACGCTTATTTCCGCAAAGATTCGTACGATGAATTAAAAAAGTTAGGCAAAACCAAAGCCATGTTCAGTGAGCAGTTGGCTTCGTTGTCTGCCTTGGAGCAAACCACGGGTAAGTTCTTGACGCAAGACCCGGAGATGCGGGAATTGTTTCCCAATACAAGGATGATGGCGGTTTATGACGCGTTGACCGGGCCCCGTCAAACCCGCATGGATGCACGCGACCTGCCTCCACACACGCCTGTTCCTTCCTACACGTATCAGCAAAACCCTGCACTTCGTTTTATCCAAAAAAACCTAACTGGAGAGAACGAGTACGGCACCTCTTATCGTCCTTTCCCAATCAAACGCGCTAAAGGTTCCCCTGAAACAGGCGAGGTAGGATATTTCCAAGACCCTTTTGGCGTGCCCGATAGTGGTCCTGTTACTTCAGATACGCTATCAAAGGGCAAAGAATTCAAGGCAGCGGAGGCGTTGCAAGCGCTGAAGGAAGTGGGCGCTGGCGCGGCTCGCAACCTTAAGAATATTTTGCAAGGCGTAACGGAAACCCCATACAACGTAGTTGGAGGTGCGGCGGACATAGGTAATTTGGCGTTGATGCCATTTGGTCTTGATTCCAAGGAGCCTACGGGGGGCAGTGCGCAATTAAAACGGTTGGCTACTGAAGCAGGTATTCGCCCTGCTCCTCCCACGGACCCCCGGGACGCAGGTTTTTACATGATGGGTGAGTTTGGCTCAAGTGTCGTGAATCCTGCTAGTGCTGTGCGTTCGGGTGTGAAGGCGGTTACTAAGGGTAAAAAAGCAGCGCAGATGTTGGCCGAGGATTTTCAAGCGTACAACCAAGCCCTTGGTCCAGCGGACGTATCGTACGCTGTCCGAAACAAAGGCACCCCTTTTGTTATGACAAAAAGGCCTGATACATCAGTTGATGGGTTTATTGATGAAATGAGTAAGGCCGAAAAAGCAGCTTTTAGAGAAAAATATCCAGACGTTAATTTCTTTGATGATAGAGCAATGCAGGGCACAGAAGAGTACAAAAACTTTATCAGGCCCATAGACGACCCTGAGCAATTGGTTAGGTATGAAATGCGTCCGGTTCCCGGAACAGCCGCTATGGAAAATTTAAGGAATGATCCAATAGTAGGGGAATGGTTTAATAAAACCATTCCTAGATATCTTCGTAAAGATTTTGCAACACCAGAAGATCAGCTTGTAAAAGCAGCAGATCAGGGCAAGCTGTTGCACTTTGAATCAAAAAAAGGAGAAACAGAAGAGGGCGATAGGAGATATGTAGAGGCTGTACGAGGGTCAGAGGGGTTTTCTACTCAAGGCGAAGCAAAAACACCGTATGGAAAGCGCATTGAAGATATAATAGACCAGAGCGTTTATCCTTTACAAATACAAGATATCGCCCTAGATTATCAGATTCCCCCAAGTTTAGTGAAGTTTTTAAAAACCAACCCTGAAGCGCGGGCCAGCGAAATTGCTCCAGCCGCAGACAAACTTTTAAAGCTTTCTGAGTTGCGTAAAGACATGTTGCGCATTCGACAAATAGGCCCGGAATACTCAGCCTATGGACAACCTGCTCAGGCGATACCTAGAGACTTTACGCTTCCCGATGATCTTTTACCGAGGTTTAATCTTGCAGAAGTTTCTAATCGTGTAGCTCGATTTACAAGATGGGAAGATGAGACTAGAGCACGCATGGCTACGTCAGCTTTACGTGAAGACCCACGACTGACAAGAAATTCTTTGCAGGATGGAAAGTATATAAGTGTCGCGCTTCCTGACCCTGTTAAAAACCCAGAATATAAATCTCTTATTACTGATGTAGGATGTGATGGCGGGTGGTGCACGTCACAAGAAGTTAATGCTTTAAGCTATGGCAGTGGAAAAAGCCAACTGCATGTACTGGTCACTGGAACAGAAAAAAATGCAAGGCCCGTTGCTCAAGTTAGTGTAGAACAAATAGGAAAAGACTCTGCTGGCCGACCAGAGTACTCTATTACTGACATAAAAGAAAAAGACAACAAGGAAGACTTTTTAACCAATCGCGCACTTCCAGCTATTCAAGAACAAGTTAAATTGCTTGAAAATCAATACGGTGGTTTTAAGGGGATTCATGCGCTTGACAAATTGGGAATGGTAGAAATTCCAAAAAGCACTCCAAAATGGTTGGCAGACTCCGTACCATTGGGCCAAGCACTAGATTTAAAAAGCTTTTTTAAAGATGTCAGAGAAGAAGCGGTTAGACTAAATAACGGTTCTCAATACGTAGTAGGAGAAAAAAAAGATGCCACTTCCCTTGTTCAACAAGCATATGAAAATATTTTTGGTCCCCTTGGTGGCTTTGCCAAAGGTGGTATGGTAGAACGCCAGACCAGCACTGCTAGATATATTTAAGGACACAACATGCCAATTGAAAAACGCATCACAGGCGATGACTACCCCGAAGGCGGAGTAGACGTAGAAGTTTCTGCACAGGAAATGCTGGAAGAAATGCCTGAAATTGAGATTGAGTTTGACACAGCGACCGGCGAGGTCGTGGTAAACATTGGCGACCAAGCAGACGCAGATGTGCCCTTTGATGCCAACTTGGCTGAAGTTGTTGATACCGACGTGCTTACGTTGATCAGCAGCGATTTGATGTTGTTGTTTGAGGCGGACAAGTCTTCTAGAAAAGACTGGGAAGACCAGTACAGCAAGGGCATGAAGTTGCTGGGCTTCAGCATGGAAGAGCGCACCAAACCGTTTAAGGGCGCAAGCGGCGTGAGCCATCCACTGCTTACCGAGAGCATTGTGCAGTTTCAGGCTACCGCACTAAAAGAGTTGATGCCATCGGACGGCCCCGTGCGCACGCGAGTGCTGGGTAAGGAAACACGTGAAAAGGTAATGCAGGCCAACCGCGTGCGCGATTTTATGAACTACCAGATCACTTCGGTGATGGAAGAGTACACGCCTGAGTTTGACCAATTGCTTTTCTACACCGGCTACGGCGGCTCTACCTTTAAGAAAGTGTACTACGACGAGAACAAAGGGCGCATGGTAAGTGCCTTGGTGCTGCCAGACAACTTGTATATCCCGTATCAGGGCAGCTCGGTGATGAGCGAATGCGAGCGAATTATTCACCGCGTTCCCATGACCACGAATGAATACAAAAAAGCCGTGGCCCGTGGTCAGTATTTAGATGCTGCTCAGCCACAGTCTTATGGCAACATGAGCGAGAGCACGATCAGAAAAGCTGTAGACAAGGCAACGGGCATGTCTCCTACGGATGAAGAGGAGGAGATTAGCCTTTTGGAGTTCCAGTTAGATTATGAGATTATGGGGTTTGAGCATAAGGATGAGGATGGTGAGATAACTGGTATTGCGCAGCCGTACATCATTACTGTAGATGAGGGCACGGGGGATGTAGTTGGCATTCGTCGTAACTGGAATGAAGGCGACAAGCTGTTTATTCGCAAGCAGTACTATGTCCACTATTGTTTGGTGCAGGGGCTTGGCGCGTACGGTCTTGGTTTCTTGCACTTGGTTGGTAACCTGTCCAAAACCGCTACTGCTGCACTGCAACAATTGCTCGATGCCGGTACGTTGGTGAATCTGCCTGCGGGCTTCAAGGCTAAAGGCGCACGGATCATGAACGATGATGTGCCGATTCAGCCGGGTGAGTGGCGGGACATGGACGCGGGCGGCATGGAGTTGCAATCATCTTTGCTGCCGTTGCCGTATAAGGAGCCTAGCCAAACGTTAATGACGTTGCTTGGTTTTTGCGTTACTGCTGGTCAGCGCATGGCGAGCATTACGGACATGCAGGTTGGTGACAGCAATCAAAATGCTGCTGTGGGAACGACGATTGCGTTGCTTGAGAAGGGCAGCTCGGTCATGTCGGCCATCCACAAGCGGTTGCACTACAGCCAAAAGCTGGAGTTTCAACTGCTCGCCAAGGGCTTTGCAGATTTTCTACCCGATGAGTATCCGTACGATGTACCGGGCGAGAGTCGTGTTATTAAGAGGATGGACTTCGATGATCGCATCGATGTGTTGCCTGTTTCTGACCCCAATATTTTCTCTGTTGCTCAGCGCATCACTATGGCGCAGACCCAGTTGCAGTTAGCACAAAGCGCACCACAGATGCACAATATGTACGAAGCCTATCGCCGTATGTATGAGGCAATTGGTGTGCGAGATATCGATCAGATTTTAAACACACAGAATGTGGATAAGCCTAAGGATCCCGCAAGTGAAAACTCACAGGCGCTGGACGGTTCTCCGCTTAAAGCGTTTGCTGGTCAGCAGCATGATGCGCACATCATGACCCATCTTTTGTTTGGAATGTCTCCTTTGATGCAGGGGATGCCAAACGTTGCTGTGAGTTTGCAAAAACATATTTTTGACCACATCCGACTGAAGGCGGAAGAGGACATAGAGGCAGAGTTGTTTAAGCAATATGGTACTGATCCGGAAAGAATAGTTTCTGCACTACAACGTGAGGCAATGATTGCTGTGAAGGTGGCGCAAGGCTTCCAAGAAGTTAAAAAATTGGGAGAAGAGCTGTCAGGGGCAGGCAATCAAGAGGATCCATTGATTGCGCTCAAGAAACAAGAGTTGGAGCAGTCTGCTAAGCGCGATCAGGCTAAGAGCGGGCTAGATCAAGCAGAGTTGCAGCTTTCACAACAGAAAGAACAGGCTGATCAACAAGAAAGTCAGGCTAAATTAATGCTGCAAACTCAAAAAATGCAGGCTGATCTTGCAAAAATGTCAAATCAAGGAGCCAGAAATGCGCAATAAACCAAAAATGCCACAAAAAATGATGCAAAAACCACAAAGTCCCATGCCTAAGGTGCCTCCAAAGGCAAAAAAACAACCGGGACCTACATTTATTTACAGAAAAGACGCTTTTAACAAGGTAAAGATTACGTAATCTGGTGCATAATGCAAGTACACCCCTCGGACAAGGGCCTTATTGTCTGCTTCATTGGAGTAATCCATGCTTGAGTTTTCAGAAACTGTGTTGACAGCAATTCGTCGCCTTGAAAAACAAACGGGCGATATGATTTTGTCTGGTTCAGTGCGGGATATGGAGCAGTACAGGTTTTTGATGGGCCGTCTAGAGGGATTTCGTTTTGTTGAGGAAGCTGTAAGAGAGCTTCTTAGCAAGAATTCCAATCAATGAGGGCCAACATGACAGAAACCACTGCGCTAGAAACAAAATGGGCACAAGCTGCCAAAGAAGATGAGGCTGCCAATGCGCTTGCATTGTCTAAGGCCAAAAAAGACCGTCAAGATCAAGTTGAAACTATTTCAAAACACCTTCCTGTGGCAACGGGTTGGCGGGTGATTGTTTTACCGTACCGTGGAGCGCGGAAAACCAAAGGCGGAATTGAACTATCGGATCAAACGCTTGACCGCCAACAACTTACGACCACATGTGCTTACGTTTTGTCAACTGGCCCATTGGCCTACAAGGACGAAGTCAAATTCCCTACTGGCGCTTGGTGCAAGAAGGGGGATTGGATTATTTTTGGCCGTTACGCGGGTGCGCGTATGGCCATTGACGGGGGTGAAATCCGGATTCTTAACGATGACGAGGTTTTAGCCACAATAAACGACCCAGAAGACATTCTGCACATGTGAGGTAATTAATGGCAACAGCAACAGACACACAATTAGAGTTTGATCTAGGTGAAAACGAGGTTGAAACGGACGTTTCTTTCCCAGAGACCAATAAAACAGAAGTTTTTGAAACATCTGACTCCAGCAGTGAGGAACAAAACGCTGTTCCTTCTAATCGTGAAGAGCTGGAAACTATCAGCGATAACGTCCAAAAGCGTATCTCCAAGCTTACCGCCCGCATGCGGGAGGCCGAGCGCCGTGAACAAGCTGCGGTGGAATATGCCAAAGGACTGCAAACACAGACTCAGACGCTTCAACAAAAACTGGTTCACACGGACTACAGCCGACTGAATGAAGCCAAAACACGGCTTGACACTCAGCAGACGGCGTTAAGGTCTATTATTCGCAAGGCCCGTGAAGAGGGCGACATTGATACAGAGACGGAAGCCAACCAACGTTTGACGGATTTGACCATGGAGCAGCGTCAAGTTGCTGGATGGTTACAGAGTCAGGAGCAGCAGGTTCAAGCTTATCAGCAACAGCCACAGCAACAGAATTATCAGCAGCCAGCACCGGTTTATCAGCCGCCTCAACGGGCCGTTCCTAGCCCTCAAGCGGAAGAATGGGCAGAGCGCAATCCTTGGTTTGGCCAAGACCGTGTAATGACCTATGCAGCATGGGGCATACACGAGACGTTGGTGAGTCAAGAGGGGGTTGACCCTAATTCTGATGAATACTATACTGAGCTTGATCGGAGGCTCCAAACGGAGTTTCCAAGTCGTTTTCAGAACTCAGGTTCTGCTTCTCAAATCAGACAACAGCGTGCCGCGCCTGCTGTTGCCCCTGCCAGCCGGAGTTCCGGAATTAATAGTGCGCGCAGAACTGTCCGGTTATCGCCGAGTCAGGTTGCCATTGCAAAAAAATTGGGTGTACCTCTTGAAGAGTATGCTAAGTACGTAAAGGAGTAAGTCATGGTTGAAAAAGTTACTATCGATAGAGCCGCTCGTTCTTCCGAAACTCGGGAAAAAGAAACTCGTCGCAAGCCTTGGAGTCCCCCTTCTCGCTTAGATGCACCACCTGCCCCTGAGGGGTATAAGCACCGTTGGCTTCGCGCAGAGGTCAATGGAAATTTTGACAACCAAAACATTTACAGCAAGCTTCGTGAGGGATATGAACTTGTCCGTCTTGAAGATCTTCCTGAGGAATATCGAGGTATGCTCCCAACGATGGACGACGGCAAACATGCCGGAGTTGTTGCTGTTGGAGGACTTTTACTCGCTAGGATTCCTGATGAAACGGCTGACGAGAGAAATGCTTATTTCCGTAAAAAGGCACAGGACCAGTTACATGCGGTGGACAATGAGATGATGCGTGAAAACGCACACTCTTCAATGCGGCTTCAGGCTCCAGAACGGAGTTCTCGCACAACATTCCGTCAGTCGTAAGACTGATAACTTCAATTCTTTAGGAGATTTAAATGGCTAATATCGATAAAGCCTTTGGTCTGCGTGCTATTGGTAATCTTTCAGCTACTGGTGCTCAAAAGCAGTATGGCTATGAGATTGCTGATAATCAGGCCGGGACAATTTTTCAGGGTGACTTGGTAGCCCTTGCAAGTGGATTCATTACTCGGTTTCTTCCAGCTACACACACTGCTGCGGTAGGCGTGTTCAATGGTTGCAACTATATTGATCCCACTACAGGCAAACCAACTTTTAAGAACTTCTATCCGGGCTCTGTCAACATCACAGCAGGTAAAATTGTTGCTGATGTAATAGATGATCCCAATCAGTTGTTCTTGGTTCAGTGTGATGCAGGATTTGTGGCAGCTAACGTTGGCAATAATGCCGATGTTGTTGGCACCGGCGGCAGCACTACTACTGGTATCTCTACCATGGAGTTAAACTCTAGCACGTTGGCAACAACAGCAGCATTGAACTTGAAGGTTGTTGGCTTGTACAACGATGTCAACAATGATTTCGGCACTAATGCCGTGGTGGTAGTCAAGATCAACGAACACGTGTACGGTAGTGCAGGTGTTGCTGGTCAATAAGGAGATAAATCATGGCAATTACCCGTTCCCAACTGGTTAAGGAACTTGAGCCCGGACTGAACGCTTTGTTTGGTTTGGAATACAAGCGTTACGAAAATGAGCATGAGCAGATTTTCTCTATTGAGACATCTGACCGTGCTTTTGAAGAAGAGGTCATGTTGACTGGCTTTGGATCTGCTCCTGTGAAAACAGAGGGTGCTGGCATGGCATACGATACCGCTCAGGAATCGTTTACCGCTCGCTACACCCATGAGACCATTGCCATGGCGTTTGCGTTAACAGAAGAAGCGATTGAAGATAACCTCTACGACCGTTTGTCTGTGCGTTACACCAAAGCACTGGCCCGTTCTATGTCTAACACCAAGCAGGTAAAAGCTGCGTCAGTGTTGAACAATGGTTTCACTGGTGGTACTTTTGCAGGCGGCGACGGCGTGGCTTTGATGTCCACTGCTCACCCTACTGCAATGGGTCCTGACTTTGCAAATCGTCCAACAGTTGCTGCCGATTTGAATGAGACCTCACTGGAACAAGGCATTATTGATATTGCTGCATTCACTGATGAACGTGGATTGAAAGTAGCATTGACCGCTCGCAAACTGGTTGTTCCAAAAGAACTTCAGTTTACTGCTGAGCGTTTGATGAAAACTTCTTTGCGTGTTGCAACAGCGGATAACGACATCAATGCGATTGTGTCCATGGGCTTGATCCCTGAAGGCTATGTTGTCAATCATTACTTGACAGACACTGATGCGTTTTTCTTGTTGACTGACGCACCTAATGGCCTGAAGATGTTCAACCGTTCCCCTGTCAAAACTGCTTTTGAAGGCGATTTTGAAACAGGTAACGTTCGATACAAGGCCCGTGAGCGCTACAGCTTTGGCTTCAGCGATCCACGTGGTATCTACGGTTCTCCCGGCGCTGTATAAGCAATTGGAAAACATAAAAAGGGGCCTTGTGCCCCTTTTTTATTAGTCTTGCAACAGTCATAAAGACTCCGTAGGATTGTTTTGCGGCATCGGGCTGCATCAAATTAAAGGAGTTTTTCATGTATAAGCTTGAAATTGAAATTGGCGATTGGGATTGGAATTCAGATAAAGTGACCATTGAAACAGATGATTTTGAAAAAGCACAAATCATCCAAGAGTTCATCGAGTTCCAAAAGAACTACGGCTGGGCTGTTGAATATGACGTGACTGAAGAGTTTCTTGCCAATCAATTTGACGAAGACGAAGGTGTCGAGTTTGGCGAAGACGAAGAGTACGTTTACGACGAAGAAACTGATGCTTGGTATTGGCTCGACGAAGAAACAGATACTTGGTACGTATATGACGAAGAATCTGATGATTTTGTGGAATACATTGAGTACGTTGAAGACGAAGAGTCAGAAGACGAAGCTGAGGCGGAAGAGCCAAGCAACGTAACGCATTACGTTATTACTCGCGTTGAAGAGTGATTTAAGTGGGGGCTTCGGCCCCCACTTATTATTCATTTTTTATGCACAGCTTTTTCGGCATGACGTTCGTTGTAGTGATAAACCCTATGGCAGTTTGAACACAGCACTATGCACTGCTGTATTTCTTCCAGTGCCTTTTTGTAACTTTTAGCTTTTACTAGCGCGTGCACGCTGGCGTTCTTCATTTCTGGGTCTATATGGTGAAAATCCAAAATCGCCGGATGGTCAGCCCCACATTCAAGGCATGACAAAGTAGCTTTAAATTCTTTCCACTTCACCTTAAATGCGCCGTTTGATTTTTTGGTAGCGTCTTTGACTTTTTGCGTATTGTCAGCGTAATATTTTTTGGAATACTCTTGTTGTTTTTCTTTTTTTTTAATTGGGTCTTTGTACGGCATATTGACATTCTACATAGATCGTGTATATTGAACACATTCCGGGGTCCTCCGGTGTATCTGACAGTCCCGGCTGACGACATGCAGACAGATACGCCCCAACTTGCATGTAAGGAAAAATCATGGCATCAACCACCTTCTCCGGCCCAGTCACGTCCACCAATGGTTTTGTTGGCGATCTTACGGGCAACGTCACAGGCAACGTCACAGGTAACGTCACAGGTAACGTCACAGGTAACGTCACAGGCAATATTGCAGGAACCGGCCGCGTCACGCATGCTACGACCGCCGCAATCAATGCCACTGCAACCGCCACTGCTGCTGAAGTTGCTACTGGCTACATTACTTCTACATCTGCTGCGGCAACCGCTATTACGCTGCCTACAGGCACGTTGCTTGGAGCAGCACTGGGAGCAGTTAAAGGCACAATTTTT